GGACTATGATTGCAAGGACTGGTGATTATGTCATTCGCGGCGTAAATGGCGAAATCTACCCGTGCAAACCTGACATTTTCGAGAAAACATACGAAGCGATTGAGTGATAGCGGCTCAACATCGCTTCTGCGCTCGTATTGCCACAGTAGAATAGGCAAGAAAAACAGATAACAGGGTCAGGGCGATAAAGTTATCGTCTGAACCCCATAAATATTTTTCGTCAATCAACAAACGGAGGAAAACGATTATGAACATCACTCGACTGGAACAAGAGACCATCGTCAACTTCAACGCAGCGGAAGATACTGCATCGGTTTATACCGCCGACCCGGTGTATATGCGAAAGCTGGACAAGCTGTGTGAGCGCGAGCCTGCATCGTACAAGCTGGTCAATCAGGACAAGGACGGCAAGTGGTATGAGATGCCCAAACGCCTTGTGCGGTTTGCAACCACAAGAATTATGACGGACGAGCAGAAGGAAGCAGCATCAGAGCGTATGCGCAAGATGCAAGCAGACAGCAGAATTCAAATCTCCGCTATAATCACCAATTAACAAACGCATCAGAAAGCATGGAATGGTATCAGGTGGTAAAACTACCCTCTGCGACTATTCCGTGCTTTTTTCGTCTGTTATTTATCAGGGGGGAAACGGAAAGGTCTAGATTCTAGAAAGAATCGTCTAGTCACAGGGCAAATTGAGACGAAAGCGAAGAATGACTGCGGCTATCGGAAAGATGCGTTTGAATGCAAATGAATGCACTTGTATGCGTTTGTATCCAATCTTCCCCCCATTTCTTCCCCCTCTTTCCCCTACAACCCCTATTACCCCCTATAATCCCCCTAACTCCCCCCTCAAACAAATAAATTGTTTGAGGCCCCCACGCCAAAATGGTGAGACAACTGCGACAACCGGAAACGACAACCGGATATTTCGCAAAGGTTCTTCCTCCCTACAACCCTCTATTTCCAAAAGCTATACCGTTAGCCAGCAGGTCAGACCGTGACCAACATTTGCCGTCAGGCTCTATTGGCTGAATATGGGCATACCGTCTATCTGACCTCTACGTTACGTCACCTTCTATCGTCCGGCGCACCGCGCCGACCGGGTGACCTTCAACGGTAACAGAATCTGACCTGTAAAGGGCAACGGCATCTGGCCTGCCACCCTCTACGACTATTTCACATGGAGAATTGACTTCATTTTGTAGTCGATTGAATATGTACAAATGTTGCATTAACTATTCCTAGTAGAATTCTATGGATTGAACGATATACCATAGTGTGTTACTGGGAATTAAATCGAGCAGGAACAGACCGAATCGGATGATACGACTATTCCAGCAGAATAATCCCTAGGTAGTTACTAGGATATATAGACTTATATTATAATAAGTACGGTTTGTATACGAATTTGGTATGGCTAGGCGAGAATAAAATTGACAGATGTCTTGACACATCTTGATTTTGGAAGATGTCGGATGACTTAGCGACTATCGCACGTCTCTTCCTCTAAAAGGCAAACGACTATTTCACACAAAAAATACACGACTATTTGACGAAAGCTCGTAAGAAAATGCTAGAACTATTACTCTACGACTATCAGAGAACCGCTATTTACTATACGATATATAGGACTTTCAAAAGCTAGTCGTCTGACGACTTTACGACTATTTTATTGGAGAAACTACGACTATTGGTTACGACTATTCCCGCCGGGACGCTGCGACTATTGCTGACCTCTATTAGCTATCGGGCGAAAGCCCGAAAAGAGATACGGCGGTAGCCGTCAATAGTTCCGCCCGCCCTCTCACCTGCTGCCAGGTCTGCCCTCTGCTCTTGCCCCTCTGCCTATCAATACAGGGCAGCAGACCGCCAAATCTCTAGCCGCCGGGCTGACCCTGCACCGGATGCAAGCCGGATGCACTGCCCCGCCGCCGCTGGCATGGTCTGCGATTTGCTACGCTCTTATATACCTTATTATAATAGGGCGGTTGCGCTGGCCTGTACAGCGCCCAGCGTGGCGCAGGTGCATGATATCGGTGCGGGTGCTGCGCTTGATGGTATGCCCTCCAGCGTGACGCAAGCTGTGTATAGGCGGCTTGTGTATCTGCTGTATTGTTGTGCGCTGGAATAGGGCAAATCAACGGAAACGCCCATGCAAAGCCCTGTGAACGCTTTTTGCGTTTTGGCCGTATAAAATTGCATGGACGGCAGAAAGACCGCTGTAAATGCTTGTGCGTGGCTGATACGCCGCCGGGCAAAAATAAAAGCCCTGCACCATCAGCAGGCGCAAGGCAAAAGAAAAGCCCGGCCATTTCTGACCGGGTGAAATGCTTCTTATTTGGACGCCTTAAACAGCGCAGAGAAAAACCAGAAAAAGAACAGGATGCAAGAAAATATCACTTGTGTGCACCTCCTTATACCACGCTAAAACGCTTGTATGTGGTCTTGCTGCTGCACTCTGCGTAAATATCCGGGTGCAGCGTCTTCAGAAGCTTGCTATCAAGCCGGACGCTCTGCACATCCTTGTAAATGGCTTTTGCGGTGCCCTGTACCATTTCCGGCGCGCCGTGCATAATGTTGATGATTTCGGCCTTAATTGCATCGTTCATTGCTTCCAGTTCTTCCATCAACCGTTTATTTTCGCGGTATGCGTTCACTTTTTCTTCAAACGTGGTCATTTTTTAGCCCTCCATTAGCTTTTTGTAATTCAAAATCTGTTCACGCGTTAGCCATTCCGGCTTTTGCTTGATGCTGTCATACAGGTAAAGCATACTATCAATTTGTTCTTTTACGTTTTCAGCCCACAAATATTTTTCATGCCGTGCGCCGAAACCCAAAAAATACACGCAATCAATCCGCATACGGTCAAGCAAGCAATATTTTCTTTCGGTGGAAAGAGAATCTAAATATTTTTGATATTTCATTGTTTTTACTCCTTATTAGCTGTTAAGAAATGCAATCATTACAAACGCGCCGCTAATCATGCCGCCCACGTACCAGAGGGCAGCCCACTGGGTAAAGTCAAGAGTAATCATACTGTAACCCCTCCATTAGTCAAACTCTGACATTGCCAGAATAATTTTTTTGCAACGCTCAACGCTCAAGCGGTACGGCTTGGAGCGGGTTAGGTTGTCCGCTACAATCTGAGTATATACCATTAGCGGCAGTTCAAAAAGCCCGGCACACTTTGGATACAGGCGCACGGCTTGATTTCTGATTTCTGCGTTTAGTTCATCTGCTCTTGTCATCTTTTAGTCCTCCTTATACTGCGGGATGTAGCCCAGCACCTTAATTTTTGCCGGAATGGTATAATAAATCTGCCCATAATCGGGGCACCAAACAGCATTATATTGTTTGCCATCGTCGCCAAGTGCCTTGCACTCCACCTCACAGGTAAATAGTTTAAGAGCGTCCGCCGTGAGCATTGCGGCAATATCTGCGGCGGGCTGTGCGTTATATGCCGCCACTGCCTTTTCCGCGTCTGCCAGCGTGTCAAATACGCCCAGCGTCCAGCCCGCACCCTCTAAGATGTAGTCTACCATATACAGGCCGCCGTCACTGCACCAAAGCCACACAACGGGCTTAATGGTCATTTTGCGGTTGTTCTGGGCTGCATAGAGCTGGTCAAGCGTGCCAGTCATTAACGCACCGTCCTCAAATGTTGCGGTATAGAGGTCACTGCATTTATAGATCTTTTTCATTGTTTATACCTCCGTGTATCCGTCTGTGATGGCTTGCGCCTTGAGTGTGTCCATGTCCCGCTTAGAGACGGCGGGCACGTCCTTAGATACAAAGTTTTCAGGAACGCGGGAAAAGGTCTTTGTACTGGTATCAATGCACAGATAATAGCCGTGCCCGTTTGCGTTGGTCTTGGTTCTGAATTCTAGTTTCATGGTTTTTGTCCTCCTGTTTTGTGGTGGTGTAACACGTTCTTGTGTTGTCTATATAGTAACACGTTCTTGTGTTGATGTCAATGGCTTTGCACACATTCTTGTGTTGAAAATTGTTCATGTTTGAGTGTGTCCAAATCTGCACAGTTTCGGACACATTGTGCAGCCTCCAGCGTCCGCCGCTGGTACGATCTACCCGGTGCAGCGTGCGCGCCTTGCCTTGCATGGTCTGCCCTGCATCTGGCACGGCCTGCCCTGCTGCCTGTGCTGTGCAGTCTGTCCGGGTGCGCTGGGGGCTGGGGTCTCCACCTCTGGGGTATATAGGGCGAGCCGGGGGTGGGGTGGTCGACGCCTCGCGTAGAAAAAATTCAAAAAAGGCGTTTTCTCTACCTACCACCCCCTCTTTTCTGCTCAAAATCACCCCACCCCCATTGTCAATCTCAAAAATTCCACCGCAAAAACAAAAAGACCCCTACAAAGGGTCTGTGTTCTGTGCTATACTTGCCTTACAAGCCTTGAAAGGAAGGAATATGCAATGAACCAAAAGAATGACAAAAATAAAGAAAGACGCGAAAAGAACGAAAAAATTGCCGCTTTAATATGGAGCATCATTATCGGCGCCGCTCTTTTGGCTTTTGGCGTGTATCTTATGGCACATGGTATTTCAAACGTTATATAAAATTCTGACCAAAGAAAGGAAGAATCAAAAATGAGAAAGAGAATCATTGCGGCGGCTCTAGCAGCGGCTATGATGCTTGCTATGCCTATCAGTGCAATTGCGGCAAAAAAGCCTGATGAATGGTCTGGACTTATTGAACTTGAGCAGACCAATGCAACGCAGTATGAACCGTTAGGCATTAAGAATCATGGGTCTTATGCGTGGCGTGATGGTAGCACGATTTATATTTCTTATGCTCTTGAAATCGAGAATACCAACAAAAATCTTGCAGTCTGGTTTCCACATATTGAAATTGCAGTCGTTGCAGAAGATGGCTCTGTAATTAAAACAGACGATGAATATTTGGACTGGGTTGCGGAAGATGATTCCTACTGGTATGCCGGATACTTCACATACGAGTATGACGGTACTATCCCTGCTGGTATCGAAATGGCTGTTTCGGCTCAGGACTATAATTATCAGCCGAGCGCAGGAAAAGAAGTTTTAAGATCAGGTGAGTTGGCCGTTACCAATACTTCAAAGCGTGGTAGTGGCTATGAGACAAGATTCACCGGAAAAGTGACAAACAACAGCGCATACAAGACAAATGCAAAGGTCATCGTTCTGTATAAGATGAAAGACGAGAGCGGAGAAGAAGTTCCCGTGTGTGGAGATATTGATTATGTCTTAGACATCCAACCGGGCGAGACAAAGAACTTTGAGATTCATCCCTATTCTGGACTTTCCAATTATTCTTCGTGGGAAATCGTAGCAATTCAAATGTAACACAAAAAGCCAGCGGCTAGATGCTCTCTAACCGCTGGCTTTTCTTATAGGCTGTTATACGCTTCTGCGGATGCTTGCATAGAGCAGACGGAACGTCTCACGGCCTTTCGGCGTTACTCTGGTCTGTACGCCACCGTGCTTGTTCTTCTGGTTGCAGTATTCCTTAACGGCAAAAAGACCGTCGCCCTTGCCCGCTTTCGGCAGGATGCCCTTGTTCTTGTCGCGGTAGATGTACCCGTCAGAAATGAGCATCTTGATGAACAGGCGTTCAGGGATGCGCAGTTCCTTTGCGGTAGAGCGGAAGTTGGTAGACACGTTCCATGCCACAAGGTCATCGAAGTAGTCCGCTTTAGGTTGCATCTCCTCGTTCTTCTCGCAGAGCTGCTTGTTCTGCATCTGCAATGTTGCGCTCTTTTCCTTTTCGGCCTTCATGTTCTGAATCAGACCGATCACGAAGTCCGGGTTGGCAATAGCCGTCTCCAACAGGTTGTCGGTCATGTACATCCCATGCTTGCGGATTGATGGCAAGACATCGTGAGTGACCCAGTGCTTAAACCGCTGTGCGCTTTCCAGTTTGCTGCTGAAAATCAGACTGTACAGGCCAGATTCGTTGATGATGACCATTTTCTGCATCCCACCGGGGGTCATCATTTCGGTGACCCCCTTGTCGATTTCGTCAACGTGGTTTGCAACGGCGTTGGCAAGAGATTTGCCTTCACCGTACCCAAGTGCTGCGGCAATGTCCTTGCCAACAAACCAAGGGTCATCGTCAATGAGCATGACACGGATTTCGCCAAACTCGGCGTTGTTGAAGATTTTGATGTTCTCAGACAAAGAAAGTTGCATTAAAAAGCTCCTTTTCACTTGTGAGAGAAGCGATTTTCTGCTATAATAACGGCGAGAGAATGCTTCTCTCAGGGTTTACATGATACGTTCGCTAAAGTTTGCCGACCCAAGCGAGCGTATCATTTTTCGTTTTCATTGGCGGAATCCATCGGATGCAGCGTGAAGAATGCTTCACGGAACGCAGCAGAGATGGAGACCCGGTTCTTGATGCAGTATTCCTGCAAGCTTGCAAACTGCCGCTCCGTCACGCTGATGGTAACGGTGTGACCGTAACGCTCTGCGTAAGGACTACTCATACATATTCACCCCCTTTCGTTTTGCTGTGCAATAAGTGTAACTGCAAAATATCTGAATGTCAATCAAAAATACACTAGATATTGTGTTCACTAGTGTTGACATCAGATTTTGCGGTTCTTATTGGCTGCTCCCGCTTCGTACCCTGCCCGGTAGTTCAGTTCGGACAGCTTACCCAGCGCTTCTGCGTACTCCCTGTCCTCGCTGGTCGGCTCTTTGCCGTGTGCGAGGGTTTTTAGAAATTCTTCGGTTGTCGTGGGAAAGTTCATGTTTTTTGCTCCTTTCTATTGCAGAAGTTGTCTGCTTCTGCTATAATAATTGACAGAAACCGAGACTGCGCCCTTGGTTGCGCGGCTTCTGTTTTGTGGTGGAATAGGTCGTCAGTGCTACTTTGGTCGGTATGCTGACGGCCTATTTTTTTTATGCCACAAAGGATAAATCTACCGTTGTTGGCTGATTCATCGTGCGTTCTGCTGTCTTAGATTATAGACGCTTGGTATATAGTTGTCAACAGCCCAATTTGTATAATTCAGTCACACATCTGTGACATTTTACGCATTCTAACGTAAATTTACGTTATTTGATAGTACTTCCGTAAACGGATTAGTTTACCCTAGTGATAGTAACTCAAAAGATATTTTTCGATAATTCGTAAGGCTACGATTCAAGTATACAGTTTGTAAAGCAACGAAAAAGTTTACAGCCGTTTTACCACCCTATTGATAGTAAAAAATTTGCAAAAAACACAAGAAGATGTTGACAGCGACACGAGAATGTGTTATCATTGGGTCAAAAGAGAGGTTCGATAAAAATGGCAGAGAAGAAAAAAGGCGGCGCAACCAAAAATAAAGTCAATTCCGGGGACATTCTTCGTTCCGTTATGAAAATCAGAGGATATACTTCTGCATCTCTTGCAAGGCAAATGGGATATGAAGTTTCTTCTTATGTGACAAACCGCGTTAATGCGGATGATTTAAAGTTGTCCACAATGGCAATGCTCTTGGAAGAAATGAAATACCAAATCGTGATTCAGCCTATTGGTGCTGATGTTGCATCGGATGAATTTGTCCTTAAAGTCCTTGAAAGAGACGGTGAACCTGAATGATTTACGGTTACGCTCGTGTCAGTTCCGCTGGTCAGGCGATTGACGGCAACAGTCTTGAAGCCCAGTCGGAACTTCTGAAAGCTAACGGCGCACAGAAAATCTTTTCGGATGTTTACACCGGCACGAAGCTGCATCGACCGGAACTTGACAAGCTGATGGCTGAAATCCAGCCGGGAGACACGCTGATCGTGGCGAAGCTCGACCGTATTGCTCGTTCCGTGAAGGGCGGCATTGAAATTATTGACAGTTTGCTTGCAAAAGACGTGTCCGTAAACATTCTTAACATGGGCGTGATGAACAATACACCTACTGGTAAGCTGATTCGCACGGTGATGCTTGCCTTTGCAGAGTTTGAGCGTGACATGATTGTTGAGCGTACCAAAGAGGGCAAGAATATTGCCAGTCAGCGCCCAAATTACAAGGAAGGCCGCAAACCCACCGAGTATGACCGCAACCTCTTTGATGTTCTTCACGAGCAGGTGGAGAAGCGCATTCTCACGGTCACGGACGCTGCAAAACAGCTTGGCGTGACCCGCCAGACATGGTATCGGATTGCTGAACAGAACAGGTGAAAGGAGTAAGAGCCTATGGATAAGTGGAACAACAGAAACTCGTATGATTGGCTTGCAGGAGCTGTCGTTGGACTGCTTACCGGGTTCTTCATCGTAGTTGTGGTTGCGAGGTGCGTCCTGTGATACTTAGTGACAACATGAAGCGCCTGATCGATACGCTGAACACCTATGAGCCTGACCTTCCGAATGGGTTCTATTCTGTAAAATCCCTGCAAGACAAACTGGACTTCACGGCACAGTTCGTTCTTGAATCCCTTGCCAACGATGGTCTGATACGCTGGGGTGATACGCAGCACACAGCATTTTGGCTTCTGGAACGTGCAAGGAACTACAAGAAAATCCATAAGCTGGAAAAGATTGAACAGTGGAAAGAACGTGGGATAGGATTTGCTTGCGGCGTTCTTACCAGCGTTGTTGCAGGACTGATTAGCATTGTGCTAGCTGGCGTTTTCAGTTGACATTGTTCGCAACCTAGAATAAAACCGAACGAGAAAGGAAAAGTGACATGAAAACCGTAAAATTGTCAGAGCAGAGCTTGAAACTAATTGAAACGTTGTGCGATTACACCGACAAGCCCGATATTCTCAATGCCATCACAGACGCTTTGTACTACGATGCAGACGAGCTGAAACGCAGGCTCAACCAGCTTGCAGAAGAAGTCAAATAAACCGCACATTCTATCCGTTAAAACGAATTTTAGCAAATAATTTTCCGAAAATAGCATTATAAAACCGAATATTTGATTTTTGTGCAGTTGTAGGCACTCTTTACATTTTCAGGTAGGGGGTGCCTATTTTTTTATGCAGCCAAAGCAGTGTATCGCCATCATCGCCATCATTGACAGCATCAAAGCGTATGCAAAGAAGAATCCGACCGAAGCACAGGTCTATGAGGACTGGTTTCAGGCAGTGGTGAACCTGAGAGATGCCCTGCCGCAAGACAAGCGATTCGATGCCTACAAATACTCTGGTGAGCTGCGCTCCGTCTGTGCAGCCATGATGGGCAAAATGAAAACGGGCGAGGATGTAGCGAAGGTCTATGACATTATCGGCCGGACGTACCTGTTTGAAGCAAAAGATGTGTTCGATAGCTATTGCATCTACCTTGAATGGAACCGTGCGCCGGAAAAGAAGTTCTATCAGCCGAGAAGAAAGGTACTTTTGACGTTAGTTCGTGACCTAGAGGACTTGTTTTTCCATCGTGTAGAATTTCTGGGAGTAAGTCAACCTCCGAGAACTGGAAAAAGTACGCTCTGTATATTTTTTATCACATGGCTGATGGGCAACCGCCCTGACGTTGCATCGGTTATGAGCGGACACTCTGACAAGCTGACCAACGGTTTCTACGGCGAAGTGCTTTCTATCATCACTGACCCTGTGACCTACAACTGGGGCAAAATCTTTCCTGACGTTCAGCTTGTGGACAAGAGCGCAAAGGACGAAAGCGTTGACCTGAACCGAAAGAAGCGTTTCCCCACCCTGACTTGCCGCTCCATCGGCGGTACGCTGACTGGTGCTGTTGAAATCGGTGAGGGCGGCGTTCTGTACAGCGATGACTTGATCGAGGACTTGGAGGAAAGCCTGAATGTTGAGCGCCTGAACAACAAATACGATGCCTATTTGAACCAGCTGAAAGACCGTAAAAAGCAAGGCGCATTGGAGCTGATGGTCGGTACACGCTGGAACGTGCTTGACCCTCTGGGGCGCATCCAGAACCAGTATGCAGACAACCCTAAGTACAGATTCCGTGTGATTCCTGCGGTGGATGAGAACGGACACAGCAACTTCAATTATGACTATGGCGTTGGGTTTGACGATGCCTACTATGCCGACATGAAAGCCAGCATTGACGATGCAACATGGTGGGCAAAATACATGGGCAAGCCCTATGTGCGTGAAGGTCTGCTGTTCCCTGCCGATGAACTGCGGTATTTCAACGGCGTTCTGCCTGACGGTGAGCCTGATCGCAAGCTCATGGTCATGGATATTGCATGGGGTGGCGGCGACTTCACGGCCTGTCCTATCGCTTATGTGTACGGTGATGCCGTGTTCATTCCTGACCTTGTGTTCAACAATGGCGATAAGACCGTGACCAGACCGGAAGTCGTTGGTAAAATCATCCAGCACAAAATCAATGTGGTGCGTGGCGAAGCCAACAACGGCGGTGATGAATACTGTGACGTGGTAGACAGCCAGCTTCGGCAGCAGGGGTATCATTGCTCTGTTCGCAGCCAGCGTGCGCCAAGTGGTCAAAGCAAGCTGTCCAGAATCATCCAGTATGCGCCGGACATCAAACGGTTCTACTTCCTCGACGAGAAACACCAGTCGAAAGAGTACAAGGCGTTTATGGAACAGGTGACGATGTTCACGCAGCTTGGCAAAGTTCCGCACGATGATGCACCGGACAGTCTGGCACAGCTTGCCGATGAATTGTATAACGGAATCAGTAAAATTGAGCCTGTCAAGAGGCCATTTTGATTAAAAACACAATATATTGTGTTCGCTGGGTCTATTTATTTGATTTCACCACTTGGCAAGGCTTATAATGTACGCAGGAAGTTTTGCAGCTTCCCTTAAAGGAATAGCTTGCACGCGGGGTTTTGTCATTTTACTCGCGTGCGTGTCAACAAGCATATTCCTCCTTTCACCGGTGGAGGTTTTCTCACTCTTTCACCTTCACCGGGCTTTATATGTTGCGTTTCCAATTGTAAGGGGAATGCCAGCCTGTCTCCCCCACGGCTGGCAAGCAACGGTTCGATTCCGTTACGCAGCACAACCATCTTCTTTGCTTGGCTTTCTATTCTCTGAATCCTCCACCGCTACTCCCGGCTCTCGATGCAATGGTTAGGCATGACATTGCAAAGAGCAGCGGTTAACCAATTAAGCCGGGTTTCTATGTTGCATTAGCTCAGTCAGGCTAGAGCATCCGGCTCATAACCGGACATACATTGGTTCAAATCCATTATGCAGCACCAAAATTGCAGCTGACCCGTTTTGCGTTTGTCCAACAACTGAATGTAAAGGCTGCAATGGTTTTCTTCGGGCGAAGAATAGCACGGCTGGAAGTGCGAATAGTTTCCCAGTAGCTTCTGACAGGTCTGTGCTCAACAGCCTGTTTCCAGGAATCCAACGAAAGGAGCACAGATGGTAGCAAAAGTCAGATGCAAGCGTCCTCGAAAAGACGCAAACGGCAATCCATGTGATTGCGGACGTTATCTTGGCGAAGTGGAAGGTAAGTTCTCCCTTCTGTGTCCTCTTTGCCATTGGATTACAATTGGAGATTCCAACCTTCCAAAAGATACATGGGTCTCCGTACCAAAGTTTAAAAACTGAATAGCTTTTGAAGCGCAGTTGTAAGCGCAGTGAGATGGACCTTAACAGGTTTTCTTGCTGCGCTTTTTATTTTTCCGGAAAGGAGGAACACATGGCTGAGTATCAGATGGTCGTTTGCGGCTTTTTGAATAATCCGCTGACCGGACGCAGACCGATTGAAACACCGGAGACGGAAATCAATCGGGAGAACGTGCTGAAAGTGGTCATGGGTAAGGCAGAGCCTATTCATCTGCTGAATAAGAACGAGATTCGCTTTCTGCACAACTACTACTTGGGTAGCCAGCCAGTCCTCCACCGCACGAAGGAATACCACGCGGAAATCACGAACCGCATTGTAGAGAACCACGCCAATGAGTGCGTGGGCTTCTACACAGGCTACATGAGCGGCACTCCCTGCTCTTATGTGCGGTCTGAAACGGCAACAGGTGACGGTGAGGAAATCGCCCGGCTGTCTAACGCCTTGCAGTATGAGGGTAAAGATGCACTTGATCGGCGGCTCTGGCAGTGGATGTTGGAATGCGGACAGGGATACCGGATTGTTCTTCCTGACAAGGGGTATGGCGGCAACTACCCGGACGAAACGCCCCTGCTGGTTGACGTTCCCGACCCCGACATGGCGTATGTGATTTACAACTCCGGCATCGGGCACAAGCCTATTGCCAACGTGCTGCACATCCCACGCAATTATCAGAATGACCTGAACGACCTGATTTGTGTGTATACGCCAAACCAGTACTTTGAAATCGACAACGGCAAGGTTACAAAGTCTGAGAACCATTCTCTTGGAATGTTGCCGATGGTCGAATACAAGCTGAACCCGGAACGAATGGGTCTGTTTGAACCGGCTATTCCCGTTCTGGATGCCATCAACGACCTTGAAAGCAACCGTCTGGACGGTGTAGCGCAGTTCATCCAGTCCATCATGGTATTTACCAACTGTCTTGTGGATGATAACGCACTGAAACAGGTCAAAGAACTTGGGGCAATGTGCCTGAAATCCACTTCTGGTTTGCCCGCTTCCGTCTCGCAGATTGCAAACGAGCTTGACCAGCAGCAGAGCCAGACCCTGCTTGATTCCATGTTGAACGTGTACCGCAGTCTGACTGCCATGCCTAGTGCCACCGGCAGTGAGAATGCAACGTCCGACAACGTGGGCGCAGTTATCGTCCGCAACGGCTGGAACCACACCGAAGCAAGGGCACAGCAGTACGAAAATATGTTCAAGTACGCTGAACGCCAGAGCTTGTCTGTGATGCTGAAAATCTTACGTGACACGGCTGGTTCTAAGCTGATGGCAAGTGACATCAACATAAAACTGCCACGCCGTCAGTACGATAACCAGCAGAGCAAGGTTCAGATTTTCGCACAGATGGTTCAGCAGCCGATTGACCCGCAGCTGGCGTTCACTACGCCCGGTCTGTTCCCCGACCCGCAGGCTGCTTACGAAATGAGCAAGCCCTTCCTAATTGCCGCTGGCAAGCTGGGCGAGGATGGGAAAGCACCGAAGCCGCAGAAACGGCCGACAGACCATATTGTCGACGCTAACAATATGGTCAATAAACAGGCTAACGCAAAGAACGGAGGAGAAAAATGAATTTCGCAAGTGCTTTGTTTGCTCTTAAACGAGGGCGCAAAATTAAGCGTCATCATTGGACTGGTTATTGGTGCTTAGGGTCTAAAGATTCTAAGAAGCCTTATGTCGAGATGCACTGCTACGATGGCAAGATTGTAAATCTTGCTGATTCAGAAGACATTCTGTACACCATGGAAAATATGGCGTGTGACGACTGGGAAATCGTTGATGAATGGAAGTAAAGGCTCTTGCCTTTGCATATTCCGGCAGGGAAGCCGGGATACAAATTTCGCAGCGTTGCAGGGAAGCAACGGTAAAAAAACGCAGGAGGAAATTAACGATATGAAGCTCAATGTGTTACTTGGTGATGCTTACAAAGAGGGCATGACCGCCGATGAAATCATTTCTGCGCTTGAAAAGGTTGCAGACCCTAACGCAGAAATCGAAAAGCTGCGCAACGCCGTGACGAAAGCCAACGGCGAAGCTGCCGAGTACAAAAAGCAGCTCAAGGCAAAGCGTACCGATGACGAGAATGCCGCACAGGAACAGGCTGACAAGCTGGCAGAGATGCAGAAGCAGATTGAAGCCCTGACTGCCGACAAGGAGAACCTCGTCAAGGAAAAGACCCTCGCATCTTACCGTGAGAAGTTCGTTGCACAGGGTTATGACGCTGAACTTGCCAACAAGGCTGCATCTGCACTGGCTGACGGTGACATGGACAAGGTGTTTAAGTTCCAGTCGGAGTTTATGACCGCCCACGACACCGCTTACAAGGCTTCTCTGCTGAAGGACATGCCCACACCTCCGGGTGCGGATGGCAAGGGCGGTTCTGACAGCGATGGCGTGGCGTTTGCTAAGAGCCTTGCACAACAGAACGCAAATACTTCTAAGGCATCGAGTGACGCAATGAGTGCTTTCCATTAACAAGGAGGAAAACATGAAGTTTACCCGAAACACGGTCAACGGAATCAACGATACCATCCTTGCTTCCAATGACTACACCGCCATCCCCTTTACCGTGACCGAAAATGCTGCGGTTAAGGCTGGCTATCCCATGACGCTGGCTGGCAAGAAAGCTGTTGCTTCTGGCGATACCGGTTCTAAGACCATCAACGCTGATGGCATCCTGCTGTATGACGTTGACCCGGCAGAGAACCCCAATGCTTCCCTGCTGATTCGTGGTGTTATCGACACCAAGAAGGCAGCGGCGAGTTCCAGCTTCACCTTTGACGCTGACGCAATTAAGGCACTCAAGACCGCCGTTCCCGGCATCTTCTGCCGTGACAACATCAGCGTGAACGCTTGATAGGAGGTAAAACAACATGGCACTGAATCTTAAGGAAGTCTTTGCCCCGGCTGCGATTGCCGCCTATTGGACGAATGACCCCACCAATGCGATGCCCTTTGCATCTGACGCACTGTTCCCCGCAAAGAAGAAGGCCGGTCTCGACCTGAAATGGCTGCGTGGTCACAAGGGCGTTGGCGTTTCTCTGATGCCCAGCGCATTTGACGCAAAGGCTACGTTCCGCACCCGTGAGGGCTTCAAGTTCGATGAGACCGAGATGCCGTTCTTCCGTGAGGGCTACCATCTGGGCGAGAAAGACCGTCAGGAAATCCTGCGTGTGCTGGACAGCAACGACCCCTATGCTCGTGATGTGATGAACCGTCTGTACGATGACACCGCACAGCTTATCACTGGCGCACGCATCGTTCCTGAGCGTATGATCTGGCAGCTGCTTGCTCCCGCCAATGGCGTTCCCGGCATCACCATCAAGGCAAACGGCGTGAACTACACCTACAACTACGACCCGGACGGCGGCTGGAAGTCCACAAACTTTAAGGATATCAGTGGTGTCGCCAAGTCTAAGTGGTCTGCTACCACCGCCACTCCCATTGCTGACCTGAATGCCGCAAAGGACGCTATTCTGGCAAGCGTTGGCGAGGTTGTGACTGAGGTGTATATGAACACCGCCACCTTCCGTAACATGATTGCTGCGGACGAGGTGAAGAATCGGTTTATGACCGTCACCGCAAAGGCGAACGCTGTTCTGCTTGACGCTGAAGCACGGCAGATTATCGAATCTGCAACCGGCCTGACCATCCATCTGTACGACAAGATGTTCAAGGCAGACCAGTACAGCGCAAGTGAGAAGTACCTGCCCGATGGCATGGTGGTGGTTGCTCCTTCCGGCGCTCTGGGCAGCACTTGGTACGGCACTACTCCTGAAGAGGCCGACTTGCTGTCTGGTCAGTCTGGTGCATCCGTGTCCATCGTGAACACTGGCGTTGCCATTACCACTGAGCTAACCATTCACCCGGTCAACGCCAACGTCTATGCTTCTGAAATCGTCCTGCCGTCCTTTGAGCGCATGGACGCTGTGTACTGCATCAAGGCTTACTAAGGCGAAAGGAGGAAAGCGGCATGGGAGACCAGTATTCCGAAGCGGCAGTCAAGCTGGGGCAGTACATCGCCCCCGCACTTGACCGTGAAATCACGGACGAGGACTACCCACTCTTCGACCTGCTGCTTGATTTCGCCAAAGACAAGATATTTGCACAGGGCTACCCATTCGGTAGTAGACCGGACGAGCTGCCCTTGCAGTATCAGTCGTTGCAGATACGCATTGCAGCGGAACTGTACAACCACATCGGTGCAAACGGACAGACGAGCTACACCAACAATGGCATTACTCGTGTGTGGGAAAGCTCCGATGTGGCGCAGTCCCTGTTGAATGAAGTGGTTCCGAGAGTAGGTGTTATCGGCTGATGTTCAATGGAAGCCCGCTGGATAAGCGCCCGCTGTGGTATTCAAACCCAGTCGGCGAGAAAACGCCTGTTGTGGACGAATGGGGCAACGAGACTGGCGAATCCGCATACGAATCGTGGAGCGAACCCGCAAAGCTGATGCTGAACGTCAGCCCGCCTACCGGCGCTGCGGAAGCAAACCCTTTTGGAGCGTTCACGGATTACAGCTACGTTGTCAGTTCGTCCAGCAAAAAGCACAACACACCGCTTTATGAAGGTACGCACGTTTGGTTTCAGACGGACGTTTCAAAGCCGTTCAATTACACTGTGGTCAAGGTCGCAGAGCATATCACGGATACGCTGTATGCGCTGAAAGAGGTGGCTGCAAGTGAAAATTAAAGTGAGGTTGAGCGATGCCGGACTTCGTGATGCGGAACGTCAGATACAGGAGTACAAGGCCACCCTGAACAAAAAGGCTAGAGCGTTTGCTTTTCGTCTTTCTTGGCTGGGGCTTGAAGTCGCAAAGGTGCGTTTCGCTAATGCGAAATACGCTGGTTCCAATGACGTGAAATGCCATATCAACCAAAAAGACAAGACTTGCACCATCGTTGCAGAGGGCAAGGCGGTTGCTTTTATCGAGTTTGGCACTGGCGCACATCACAACGGATATGGTGGTGAACTGCCGCCCGGTGTTGGCGCACATGGTTCTTACGGTAAAGGGCAAGGCGCAAACCGCAGATGGTACTACTACGGAGAATCCGGCAATGCTGGCACTCCTGTTAAGGAAGTGGACGGCAAAGGTCAGTTGAATTACACCGACGGCAACGAGCCAGCTATGGCTATGTGGGAGGCTGTTGAGGAAATGGCTTCTCAGGTCGAAGCAACGTGGAGGGAGGTTTGGAATAGTTGATTGATTATTTCAATTCTATCTTCACGGCCGTTGCTAAGGAGCTGCGAAAGCAAGTTCCCGGCATCTTTGTTACTGGTGAAATCAATGACAGCAATGTCAAGAAGTTTCCGTGTGTGCAGATAGAGGAAAACAACAATCTTCCTGTGCACATTGATTCTGCTGGTCACAGCAAGTACGCCGCCGTTTCCCTGCGTGTGCGGGTCTACTCTAACAAGAACACCGGACGCATTGCAGAAGCACGTTCCATTGTTGGCATCGTGGATTCTGTTCTTGAACCGCTTAAATTTTATCGCAAGTCGTTTGCCCCGTTGAATGGGCTGTACAACAATTCCGTCTATCGGATTGATTGCAGCTACGGGGCAACAATCGGAGAGGACGGAATGATTTACCGAAACTAAGGAGGTAAACATTCTATGAGTACTGCTATCTCCGGTCTGAATACCACCCTGTATTGTGGCGACAGCGCAACCGCTCTGACGAAGCTGTGCGACATCAAGGATGTACCCGACCTAATCTCCGAACCTAACCTTCTGGATGCCACTACTCTGTCTGACCCTATGCAGGTCAACATCTTTGGCATCATCCAGAGTGACACCAAGTCTTTTACTGCCAACTACAACAAGACTGACTACAAGAAGGTCAAGGAGGCTGGCTATGATGAGACTTCCGAGAGCAACACCGTGAAGTATTACGCCCTGAAGATGCAGGACGGCTCCGGCTTCACTTGGCAGGGTATGCATCAGGTTGGCCTGTCCGGCTTTGGCGTGGACGAGGTTGTGGAAATGACCATCAACTGCATCTTCACCAAGAAGCCTGAGTTCAGCGAGGCCCTGACTGTCAATGGCGGCTAAACCGCAAAAATCGAATCAATCAAACCGGGCAGAACTGAACAACGGATTTGGTTCTGCCTCTATTTATAAAGGAGAGCATTTATTATGGCTGCTAAGGTTATCAACTTTCATTCCCCCGATGGCAAGAACACTTATGAGCTGACTTTCACCCGTGACAGCGTGGAAGCTACCGAACGTGCAGGCTTTCAGATTGGCCAGTACACCCAGATGACCAATCTGCTGTCCAATTCTCGTGCCCTGTTCTACGGCGCTTTCATCGCACGAAACAAGGGCATCAAGCGCAAGGTCGTGGATGAAATGTTCCAGCACATCGAGGATAAAGAAGATCTGATGGGCGTTCTGCTTGAGATGTTCATGGATGCTTCTAAGTCTCTGCTGGCAACTGACACTGAGGACAAAACCGCAAAAAACGCAACGTGGGAGATTGTGTAACTGCACAATCTCAAGAAACAGACGGAGAGGGGGAACCATTCTCCTTCTCCAAGCTGTTCCACGATGTAGAAGCCTATTACATCTCCATCGGTATGACCTACGACCAGTTCTGGTACGGCGATGTCTGGCTGGCAAAGGTCTACCGTAACGCAGAGGAACTGCGGGAACGCAGAGCCAATGTTGAAGCGTGGAGAAATGGTTTCTACACAGCATCTGCACTTTCCTCTACGGTTGGCAATATGTTCCGAAAGAAAGGGTCTAAGCCGATCAAGTACATGGATAGACCGCTTCCCCTTACCCAAAAGGAGAAAGACGAGTATGAATACCAACGCGCAGTTGAGGCGCAGGAGCGAATCAAGAGAATGATGTTCTCTATGATGGAAAGTGATGGTGGTAGTGATGGCTGATGTTGATATTACGAGCTTATCCGTAGAGATTTCTGCGGAATCGCAGGGCGCAGAGCTTAATATCGACAAGCTCGCTACCGCCATTTCTAATTTGCGGACGAAAGGCAACGTCACAAAGGTTGTAAATAGCCTTGATAAGCTGGCTGGTTCCATTGCAACGCTTAAACAGGCATCCGCTGGAATGTCCGGGCTGGACAAAATCACCAGCTTTCTGAATGGGCTTTCCAACGTCAACACGACCGCAAGCGCAAAGAGCATCAACACGGTCGTGAATGCAATCAAGAAGATTCCTGCGGCTGTGTCTGGCTTGAACGGCGTGGACTTTTACTCCATGTCTGGCAGCATTACTCAGCTCACTAACGCTTTAGCTCCGCTGTCCATTCTGGACGCATCGAATCTTAAAGCTCTTGGCAGCGCTTTCAATGCAATCGGAAAGGTTCCTGACCTGACCGACAAGCTGAAAGCGACTGACCTTGATTCTTTTGCAAGCTCTTGTCAGAAGATTTCTGCTGCTCTTGCTCCCCTTGCATCTCAGCTTGACAAGGTAGGCAACGCCTTTGCAAAGCTGCCGCCACAGTTGAGCAAGGTTGTGACACAGGCAAACCGTGTGACTGCTGCCAACGAAAAGCAGCGCAAGAGCTATCTCAGCCTGTCCAATCAGATGAACGGCTTTATGCGGAACATGGCAAAGCTGGTCTCGCTGAAAGCCATTGCTGAGTATCTTGGCAATGCGGTTGCGAAGTTTAACGATTTCTATGAAGCAACAGACCTGTTTCATAATGCTATGGGCAATTTGAGCGGTGAAGCTGATACGCTCATTAGCAAGATGCAGGGGTTGCTTGGCGTTGACCCGACCAAAGCGATGACTTACATGGCTACTATCCAGAGCTTGGGTACTTCGTTTGGTCTGACCAGTGACAAGGCATACGTTCTGTCTAAGAACCTGACTCAGCTTGCTTATGACGAAGGTTCCTATTGGAACAAGGACGTTGCAGAAACCTTTACCGCAATGTCCTCCGCAATCTCCGGTGAGATTGAGCCTATTCGCCGTTTGGGCGTTGACCTGTCTCAGGCGCGGTTGCAGCAGGAACTTTTGGCCTTGGGTTTTAACAAGCAAGTTTCTAGTTTGTTTCGGGCAGATAAGGCAGTTTTGCGTTACATTGCCATTATGAAGCAGACCGCTAACGTGCAGGGCAACCTTGCACAGACCATCCAAAGCCCTGCGAACCAGATTAAGATTCTGAAAGCGCAGTTGGATATGCTGGCGAAGTCTGTTGGCTCTCTGCTCTACCCTGCCATGAAATCCATTCTTCCCCCGCTAATTGCCGCTGTTCAGCTCATTCGGGAGTTCGTTCAGTGGGTGGCAAAGCTAATGGGCGTGAAGGTTGTGTTTACTGATTTCACTAAGAGCGCTGACAGCGTTGGTGGCATCGGTGACGCAATGGATGACACGGCAGATTCCACTAAGAAAGCTGCCAAAGCCCTCAAGGACTACACGATGGGCTTTGATGAACTGAACATCATTGACCCTACACAGGGAAGCTCCGGCTCTGGCGGCGGTGCATCTGCTGGCAACATCTTGGGCGATGTAGACCTGTCCGGCTACGATATGTTCAAGCAATACAATGAAGAGTTCGCAAAGCAGATTGATGCTATCAAGCAGAAAATCAAGGCTATGCTTCCTCTTATAGCAACTGTAGCAACCGCTCTTGCTGCTTGGAAGCTCACAAATCTTATTATGGATATTGTGGACGCTATCTCCAAAATGAACGCACTGAAATCCATTGTTTTGGGGCTTGGTGTTTTTACAGTGGGCATCGTCCTTGAGATTACAGGCATTAAAGACGCAATTGAAAATGGCGTAAATGGAAAGAATTTCGCTGAAATTGTTCTTGGCGCTTTGATTGGGACTACAGGCGCAGCCATTCTTGGCAAAGGTATTGCACAGTTTATTGTAACCGGTTTTGGCAGTTCTGCTGTCGGACAAGCGATTAAAGCTGCTGGTGGCTCTACCGCTGGCGCAATTATCGGCGCAGCCGTTGGTGGAATTGTAACTGGCATTCCCATGTTCGTGACTGGCGTTTATGACGCTGTCAAGAATGGCTTAAACACGTTAAACGGAATTTTGATTCCGCTTGGTTCGACAATGACTGGCGCAGGCATTGGCGCAATCATCGGCTCTCTTGGAGGTCCAATCGGTACGGGCATCGGAGCTTTGATCGGCCTGATTGTTGGCGCAATGACCGACGTTGGAATTGCCATCTATCAAAATTGGGATAAAATCACTTCTCAACTTGATAAAATAAGCGTCGAATTTAAACAATGGTTCGTTGATGTCGGCGAATGGTGGAATGAAAAGTGGGAAGGCTTTAAGACCAATTTTCAGACCGCGTGGGAAAGCCTTCCCAAGTTTGTGCAGCATCCCATTCAAGCGCTCGACCAAGCCAGCGCAGGGCTGAAGCAGTGGTTCGTTGGTGTTGGCGAGTGGTGGAACCAGAAGTGGGCTGGATTCAAAGAAAACTGGGACAAGGCTTGGAACAGTTTGGTTGATACAATCAAAAATCTCCCCGCAAAATTTTTAGACTATGGCAAAAACATCGTTCAGGGCTTGATTGACGGTATCAACAAAGGCATTGAGAATGCAAAGAAAAGTGTTGGTGGACTTGCAAAAGCCATCATTGACAAGTTTACAACTGAGACCGATATCAATTCTCCTTCCAAGGTTTTTGAACAGTTCGGTATCTACATCGATCAAGGCCTTGCAAACGGTATCACTGCAGCACTTCCTTACGTTGAACAGGCTATGACCAATTTGGCAAACGTTGCTCAGCAGAAGGGCAACGAAATGATTGACTATGGCACGACCACCGCAACGAATTTTGTTAATGGCTTCTTCAACGGTCTAGACAGCAAGTGGCAGGAGCTTGACTCCGGCTTGCAGAATGACTTCTTCGGCACAGTGCAAAATCTTTGGAATGCTGTGCAGAACGGCGACCTAAAAACGATTGGTACGACTGCTGCTGCTATTATCTGGCAAGCGATGGGAGAGGGGAATCGAAATCAGGTAAAAGCATATGCGCAAAGCTTTATTTCCAACATTGCTGGAATTTTGAAGGATGCATCCAAAACCTTGTTTAACGAAGCGTTAAAAGTTGGCAAGGTTATCTGGAGCGGCATAACAAGCAATTTTGGAAAAATCGTAAAGAGCGTTTCCAATCTTGGAACTACGATTTCTGCATCAATTAGCGCATTGAAGGTGCCTTTAGCCACTACTGGCACTGCAATCAGTCAAGGCCTTTTCGGTGGCCTTGTAAGCTCTTTCCCTGAAATTTTTGCCGCAATGGGTAGCTTGATTGGAACTGTTGGCTCTGCGTTTGTTGGCCTTCTTACTTCTATTGCCGCCGCGCTTTCGTCTACAGTTTTCGGCATTCCTGTAGCACTTATTGTGGGCGCAGCTGCAATTGCCTTAGGCGCTGCGATTGTTGGCATTGTGAGCAACCTCGGTGGAAAATATTCAACTGATAATTCTTCTTACGTCGGAACCCCTGAATACGATGCTTCTACAGGCTCCACCACTTCTGCAAATGGGTACTACGGCAATACATCATCCGGGTCAACAAGCTCTTCCGACCTGCAAGGCGCGGTTTACAACGGCTGCTATAATGCGTTTCTTGATATTTTTCAGCGCTACGGTGACGAAATCACCGGTGGTAAGGAAGTCAGGCTGTTCATTGACGGTAAGCAGATTACTGCTTCGGTCGAAAAACAGCAGGCTGACCGCGGCGTGCAAATCATGGGTACGGAAGTATATAGCTATTAAGGAAGGGACGGTGAATTATGCAAGCTCTTGTATCGGTGAACGGCGTAGATTTGCCAGAACCTTCTTCTTATAGCGCAACAACTTCAACCATCGTTGATTCTGGCCGCAACGTGCAAGGCAAGGTTGTTGGATCTGTGGTTCGACACGATGTTGCAAAAGTGGCTCTCAAGTGGAACTACCTTACAGCAAAACAATGGGCTTCCGTTATCGGCCCATTCACTAGAAACTTTTATTGCACGGTACGATTTTACAATCAAGCGACAGCTTCTTATTCCACACGTCAGATGTATGTTTCCGACCGAACGGCCGGAATGTGGCGAAGGGGCCCAAACACCGGAAATGTGATGGGCTGGACGGATTGTTCTTTGAGCCTGGTTGAGGTCTAAAGGTGGTGATTTTATATGTCCGTAAAGCCGTCCGATAAGTGGCTTTCGCAATATAATAATACGCTTGTACCCGAAACTTTTATTCAGATTACTTATCATGCAGCTGATGATGCGGCGCAAACGGACGCTATTGCAAGTTCAGGTTCGCAAACCGTATTTAGCAACGTAGCATCCATCACTGATCTCGACACTTCCGTTCCCGGAAATTATGCGACTGCCGAAACTAATTTTTGGGTTTTGGATGGAAGTCTTGGTATCGTTCCAGATTCCGAACCGTATCAAGAATGCGGCTATGTAAGCGGTGAATGCGTATCAAGCTTCAATCATCCAACCATCACATTTTCTTTTAGTAAAATCCACGAAGAAAAAATACCGGGCCTGACAATCGTTTGGTCTGAAATTTTAAATGAATGGGCAAAATCATTTAAAGTTTCAGCTTACAAAGGAACCGCTCTTCTCTTGGAAAAGCAAATTGACAACAACGATTCTATCGAAACTTCAATTGAATTTGAGATTTCTAATTATGATTCGGTTGTTATTGAGGTTCTTGAATGGTGTATTCCAAACCGGAGAGCTCGTATCTCGCAAGTGGAATTTGGACAGCGTGTGAGATTTAGCAAAACAGATCTTCTGTCGTATTCCCATAAATCAAAGCGCGACCCAATTTCCGGCCAGCTTTCTAAGGATTCAATTTCTTTTTCCATTGATAACAGCGACCAAAAATGGAATCCTATCAACCCAGACGGCCTCTACAAGTATTTGTATGAGCGCCAAGCTGTTTTTGTAAAGTATGGCATGGACTTGGATGGACAGACTGAATGGATTAACGGAGGTAAGTTTTACCTTTCTAGTTGGAGCATTCCTTCTAATGGTATTACCGCTTCCTTTGAAGCTCGAGATGCTTTGGCGTTTTTAATCGATTCACTATATACCGGAAGGAAAAGCGGAACTTTATACGAAATGTGTTATGACGCTTTGGAACTTCTTGATGTTTCCGGTATCAGCTATTACATCAATGAATCTTTGAAGGATTATACAGCTGATTTTAGCAACGGAAATTCTTCGTATAAAAACGCTGATGTGCTACAGCTTTCTGCTAACGCAGCCGGTATGGCTTTGTATCAGACAAGAAACGGTGAGATTCGGATTGACCGAGTTCCGTACCTTCCTGAAAACAAGTCCGACATTTATGAAATTACTGAAATCAATGATTATCAGTATCCGGAAATCACTTTTTCTAATAAGTTAAAAAACATCTCTTACTCTCTAAATGGAACTTCGTCATTGTATCCGAATGATGCTACTGGCGATGGCGTTACGCAAAGTATAAACAATGCGCTTATCTCTTCTTCCATCGTCTCCCAGCCAAAGAATGTTCTAACTGAAAGCTATAAAGTGCTTTCTAACCGTCGAAAAGCTACCCTGTCTTATCGTGCAAGCCCGCACAACGATGCTCTTGATTTTGTCAAGCTCAATCATCAGTTTGGATATTCTTCTAACTTGTTGATTACGGACGTTTCTTATACCTTTAATGGTAGTTTCAAGGGCTCCGTTACCGGGTATATGATTGAAGATGTTGATTCGTTACAAATCGATGCTTCTAAAATTTACTTGCATCCTACCGATACGATTACGCTCACTGCAACGCTTACCCCTGCGTCTGCCGATTCCCCTGTTATTATTTGGAATGCATCTCCCGCTGGTATCGTTGAACTGAATGTCATAAAGAACGAACGCGGTGTATCTGTCTGCAACGTCACGTATTTACACAGTGGAAAGGCAACGATTACGGCTACAGTCGCAAGCCTTTCCGCTTCTTGCAACGCTACTACGATTACGGATGAGATTTCCAACCTCAAAGAAGGCGATACCGTTTACATCTCCGTCGCTGGCGTTTACACTGCTTTTCTTGTCTCAAAGCATAATTACGAACCAGAATTAAATGGTAAAGGAAGAACGCTTCTTGCTCTTAAAGACGCGAAAACAGAAAACACTGCGTGGGATAGTAAAATGACAACTCCCGCAGAGTATTCGACCAGCAGTATTGATGCCTTATTAAACGGAAACGTAAAAAATTCTTTTTCTGATTTTATGCAGAAAAAAATCGGCAAAACTACTTTTTATTATACTCCCGCGTTCAAAAAAAATAATTCTAACGAGTACGTACCTTCTGCTGTGTCTACTCTATCTCGCAGTATATTTTTACCTTCCGCAAAAGAAATATACTACGGATTTCCCGATAACAGTAGTGATATTAACGAAATTTGGGGTTATGGATGCAACGTAGAAGGAAGCCCGCTTCCTACAGCAAAAGAACTTTTGAGAAATCCTTTTTTTACTGACGGAAGCAGCTACATCCCGTATCAGCAATGGACAAGAACTCCCGTTACACATCTTGAATATTTTGGCATGGGTCCTTCTGTTGGAAATATCTATTATCGTTCTATTGTTGTTTCAAAGTATTGGGACAGAGCGCATCTTGGCAGTTATGATGACAAAGACGAAGTACTTCTTTATGACTGCATCGGTTCTGGCAACGATAGCCATAAGTGCTATCATTACATGTTTACCGTTCCGAGCAATTTGCCTATCGGGTATCAAAACAGAGTTGAGGAAGAATAATTTATGGCTCGTTGGATTACAGACCGAACGCAATCAGATGTTGATCGCGTGAAAGAAATTACCGCAAAAGCGAGAACAGGCACGTGGACAAAATCCGAACAATCGGAATGGCTTGCCGGAATGAAGGGCGCTTTAAGCTATACGGATTTTAACCGAATAGAATCTGGTATTCAAGAGCTTGGCTCCATTGTTGGCGCGTCTGTTTCTGTTCGGACTGATTGGACAGTCGATGGATATATGAAAGCCTCCGATGCAACACGTTGGCTTTTTAACATCAACTCCATTCGTGCTAAATGCTCTGGCCCATCTGGTATTGCAGATACGCCAGAAAGCATGAATAAGCTCGATTTTTCAACGATGAATCAAATCGAGCAAATTTTGTTCGACATTGAAACGCTTGCTAAAACATACGTTACGTTTTCCGGTGAATACATGACAGGAGATGGACAATATGGTTTTTGAAGACCGTGTGGCGAAATATCCGGGTCGATGGACAATGGTAAAATCGGATGGAACATCCGAAATTGTCACTCTTATCCGAAATGACGAGCCAACAAAAGAAGGAACACCGCTCAACGCATCAACGCTTAATGAACTGAGCACTGTTGCAGGCGCTTTAAACGCCGCAGAAGAAGCAAAAGAAAGTGCGGCACAGAGTTCGGCAAGTGAAAAAGCCACCGCTGCAAGCCAGACCGCCGCGAAAGCGTCCGAGACGGAGTCCGCCAAGAACCTGCAAGGCACCAAAGAATATTTCGAGCAGGTGCGCACCATCACCATTGGTGCACAGGGTTGGTATGCCACGCCGGAAGCCCTCAAGACGGCTGTACCGGTGGGCGAAAACGGCTGGTGGGCCGTAGTTGGAACTACGGACACCATTTGGACATGGGACAGCGACACCGGCGTATGGAAGGACAGCGTGCAAAAAGCTGATTTATCCGACTACTACACACGGGAACAAGTAAACGGGCTTTTTGAAGCGCAAAAGCTTGCAGACCATCCGGTGGGCAGCATCTACCAGAGCACCGACCCCACCAGCCCTGCCGCCCTGTTTGGCGGCACATGGGAAGAGATCGCATCCGACCGCGTGCTGATGGGTGCCAGCAGAAGCCACGCAGCGGGCACCACCGTGAAGGCCGGTCTGCCGAACATCACAGGCTCTTTTGTTGCGAATGTACACTATATGAGTCATAAGGTATCCGGCGCATTCACTGCCGGCGACCGGATCACATCGACGGGCGCAAACAACGGCGATGCTAATGTGTATAAGTTCAGTCTGGATGCATCCAAGTCCAATGCCGTCTACGGACGCAGCAGTACCGTGCAGCCCGCCGCCTACTATGTGCACATCTGGCGGCGCGTGGCTTGAGAAAGGAGGTTTTGAACCATGAAGATCATTGACGAGAACGGTGCAGCCATTGAAAACCCCGACCTGACACTGGGCTATCTGATAGCTGCCGCTGAAGAAGTCACCCACCCCGCCGTAGAGGGCGTGGAGGAGCAGTGGCACTGGGAGACCTTGACCGAGTATCCGAACGGTGGCAAGGACGTGCAGAAGATCGTTGACCGTCCCGGCGTTCAGGCGCAGGAGGAATGGGTGGAACAGGTACCCATCCAGAAGTACATCCGCTACACCGCCGAAGAGCTGGCCGCGCAGGAAGAAGCACGCAAAAAGGCCGAAGCCCGGGAGAAGCTGCCGGACACGGTGGCGGCACTGCAAAAAGAAAACGAGATGCTCAAGCAATGCTTGCTTGAAATGAGCGAGATTGTTTATGCATAAAATCACACAAAAATTAGAAAGGTTGGTACGTATGATGGCTAAGTTGTGGGCACAGGAAATTATGTTCGCTGAGACTATGGAGGACGCAAAGGCTCTGTACGAGCGTTGCCCCCGCCTGCTGAAGGAGAAGGTCAAGGCAATTCTCATCAAGAGCGGCTTTGAGGAAATCATACAGGAGGAGTAAGCGATGGAAAAACTTTTGGAATTTCTGGTGGGGCTGTTGAATGTGCTCTTCTGCGGGAAAAGCGAAAGTCCTGCGCCGGAAACACCCAGAGAGACTCCCGTTGAGGAGACCGTCACCGGCTGGGAGGGCGACCCGCCATACCGGTACATCGACGTGAGCCGGTATCAGAGTGCGATTGACTGGGCGCAGGTGGCAGCGGCGGGTTACAAGGGAGCGATGCTCAAGACGGTGAGCACCAACCGTAAGCTCTCCAAGCGGGCAGATGGACTGTACATCGACCCAACCTTTGAGGACAATTACCGCAACGCCAAAGCGGCGGGGCTAGACGTGGGCGTATATTACTACACCTACGCCACCAATAAGGACATGGTCAACGCAGAACTTTCCCTGCTGCGGCAGGCGGTGTACGGCAAGGAGCTGACCCTTCCGGTGGCAGTGGACGTGGAAGACAACAAGCTGGGCAAGCTGGACAAGCAGAGCCTGACTGACCTGACTGCCTACGCCCTGCACGAAGTGGAACAGCTGGGCTTTTACGCCCAATTGTACACCTACACCAGCTTTGCAAAGGCGCATCTCTTTGTGGGCGGCGCGGCTCTGCATCCTTATGACGTATGGCTTGCTGACTACACCGGCAAAACGCCCAATGTGACGTTTAACTACAACGCCCACCAGCACACCAGCAAGGGTGCTGTTCCGGGCATCTCCGGCAACGTAGACCTCAATGTGACCACCCTCAACTACCCCCGTATCATCCGCAAGAAGGGTCTGACCCGTCTCCGGGAGGGTAAATGACTGAAAAAGAAGCTTTGCTTTGGGTGCTTGGCATCCTGGGCAGCCTGTGCGCCGCTGCTATTACGATTGATAAGGTACTGGAAATCATTCATAAATACATCAAGAAGGCACAGGAGCCGGACAACGCGCAGAACAAGCGGCTAGATGAGCTGGACAAGCGCATCGGAACCTTGGAACAAGGGCAGCTCCAGCATACACAAGCCCTTGCAAGAGACCTCCGGCGATTTGACGGCATTGACGAAGAAATACGCCTTGTTCTCGTTGGCGTGCAAAATCTTTTGGATTCGCAGCTGTCCGGAAACAACCGGGAAGGTATGCAAAAAAGCAAGACCGACATTAACAACTACCTACTGAAAGGAGTAACAAATCATGGAAGCAATCTTTAACTTTATCCCCGCACCCATCGCAATGGTGCTGATGGTCATTGGCTTTGCCGCGCTGGCAGTGGGTGCTATCCGGCTGGGTTACAAGCAGTACGTCAAGCAGTGGGCGTTGGAGCTCGTGACCATCGCTGAGGACAGCATCATGGGCAGCGGTCAGGGCGCAAAGAAAAAGGCGCAGGTCTTTGCCGCGCTGCGGGGCGCACTGCCGGACTGGCTGAAGCCTTTCATCACCGATGAAGTGCTGGACAGCGTGATCGAAAAGGCCGTCAGCATGATGAAAAAGGCGCTGGCGGAAAAGAAGCCTACTATCAACAAGGAGTAAAACATGATCGAGCAAAGCGTATCTCTCGCATCCAATGGCGTTGTCAAAGTGCCCGGCTATGAGCAGATGGTGCGCTTTGGCTACACCAAGAACCGGGGCGTCTACCGCCTGCACGTCGATGCAACCGGCGAGTGGGCAGGGCTGGCTATCCGCTGCTTCTGGCACGTGCCGGACGGCAAAGACCCGGCATCCTCGCTGGTGGTGGACGGCTATGTGGACGTGCCTGCCAGCGTGACCGCACAGCCCGGGAGCGGGTGCGTCACCTTTGAGGGCAGTGACGGCACCAAGACCGTCACCAGCGCAGACCTGCGGTACCGTGTCAGCGCCAACAGCGGCACGGAGGACGGCACAGAGCCGGAACCGGGCACCCCTGCATGGCAGCAGCTGGTGGATGCCGTCCACGCCGATGCCACCGCCGCAGAGCAGGCCAAGGCCGATGCCCAGACTGCCGCCAGCGAAGCCGCCACCAGTGCGGGCAATGCAGACCAGAGCGCTCAGGAAGCCGATGACAGCCTGCAGGAGCTGAAGGACGGCATTGCAAGCGGAAACTTCAAAGGCGAGAAGGGCGACACCGGCCCCATCGGCCCGGTCGGCCCGCAGGGTGAGACAGGCCCTCAAGGCCCCATGGGCGCTACCGGAGCCACTGGCCCGCAGGGCGAGACTGGTCCTCGTGGCGAACAGGGCCCGCAAGGCATTCAGGGCGAGCGTGGCCCGCAGGGTGCACAGGGGCCGCAGGGCGAAAAGGGTGACACCGGCCCGCAAGGCCCTAAAGGAGAGACCGGCCCTGCCGTAGCACTGGACACCACCCTCACCCACGAGGGCGAAGCCGCTGACGCAAAAGCCACGGGTGACGCTATCAGCGCAGTCAAAGCGCGGCAGAACATCCTCACAGGCAGTGAAACAGGCAACCCCATCAGCGTTGACGACGCTTTTTCTGCACCCTTGTGCGGCCTGACCGTGTACGGTAAGAGCACGCAGGACGGTACACCCACGCCGGATGCACCCGTGCCTATCGTGAGCGCTGGTGAAAGTGGGAGCGTGGCGGTGAAGGTGACGGGGAAGAATCTGCTGGATTTCTTACACGCTGAAATTACCAAGAATGGATGGGGGGGAACGTTTACAAGAGATGAAGAAATTCTTACTGTTAGCACTGTAAACGGGTGGACTTCGTATTGGTTTGTAAGTCCTGTTCGTGGAAAGCAAATTTCTGTTTCATTTACCTATAGACAGATTGATGACAAAACTGGCGATACCACCCAAGGATTGGCTGTTGGTACAAGCAACAAACCTTCATTTATGGATCATGATGTCTATCAGATCGAATCCCCTAAAAAGAGTTGGACAAAAATAGCCTGTACTATGATTTCAGAAGCTTATGTCGGAATGATGCTTCGCGTGGAAAACGAAGGCGTTAATGAGAAACGCACTATAGAAATCAAAGACTTCCAGCTCGAACTCGGCACAACTGCCACCGCCTACTCCCCCTACCGTGAACAGCTCCTCACGCTTCCCACACCCAACGGATTACCCGGCATCCCTGTCACCTCTGGCGGCAACTACACTGACCAAAGCGGCCAGCAGTGGGTGTGCGATGAGGTAGACTTAGAAAGGGGTGTAAAGGTACAGAGGGTGGATAAATCGGCTTTCGACAGCACAAAAACGCTGGCTGAGCAGAACGCAATACTCGCCACCCCCATCGAAACCCCGCTCACCCCTGACGAAATCGCCGCCTACAAAGCCCTCACAGCGTACGGCCCTGACACGGTAGTGCAAGCGGGCGACGGTGCGGGGGTCAAGCTGGAGTATCAGAGGGACGTGAACATCGCCATCAAAAAACTGGAGGACGCAATCGCGTCCATGACCTAAGGAGGCACACATGGCTATCAAAAGTAAAGCCCGGCATGACCTGACCCTGCGCTCCATCAAGCGCGAGATTGCCGCAGGACGCGACGTGGCATACTGGCTGGACAGAGCATACACCCATCTGGACAGCGGCCTGCTGACGGAAGACGACATCGCAGAGGTGGAAGCCCTTGCACAGGCGTACTACGACGCACTGGATGCGAAAGACAAGGCGAACGCTGAGGAAATCACGCAGTAAGGAGACAAAAAATGTTTCATTATCACTACATCAAAGTCATTGCTGATTCCGAAAACATGAGTACGAAAGAAATCACTTCTGTTCTGCAAAAATACTTTGCAAAACAGAACGATGGTTTTTACCTCGAAATCGACTTGGATAATCATGTCGCTGATTTCGATGGCAGCGGAAAATGGCTCATGCGGTTGGAAGGAAATATTTTGTGGATAAATGGCGAATACGTTGCGCTCAGCGGTGTGCAACAAAACAACCCGGGCGATAGCTGTATCGTCAAAATTTCCGCAATTCGTTATATCATTGTTCACAATAAGGAGTGATATCATGGCAAGCACTACATACGAGCATTTTGTTGACACCAACAAAATGTACGCCGCACAAGAACAATTTCGGCACGTCACGAAAATGGTCTGCGCACGTCTTCGTGGCCTCACGAAAACATGTCATCTCGGTAATGCCAACAAAATGGTGACAAAATGTCACCGTTTCGCCAGCATTGGCAATATGGTTCGAAACGCTGGACAGCTGCCGCAGCCTTTCTGGCTCGGTGCTGCCTGTGGCGGCGGCTCGTGTAGTCTTTCCGCCAGCGTTGCAAGGGCTTAATGCAGAACAGATAAAAGCTGTGATAAAACGTGCGCCGCTTGGGAGGTATGACCGGAAAATCGCCCGGTTGCGGTACGTTGACCAGCTATGCCAAGTTGATATTGCAGCGCGTGTGCCGTATTGCCGGACATCAATCGGAAATAGGCTGAAAATTATTGATAAAAAGCTAGACGAAAGGAGCTCACCGTGACCATCGAAAATGTTCCCACCGCAAATCTTATTACAGAGCTTCGCAAACGCGAGGGTGTGGAAACGACCATTGTCGAGCCATATCAGGACGCAGAGGTCAGCGTCAACGGCCCTGCGCTGGTTCTTGTCGTGACGGATTGATTGTGGTATAATAACATCAACAAATCCACCCGGCCTCTCGAAGAAGCGCAACAGGGTGAATATCTGAACCCGTCAAGCCTCTCAACGATGCGTATCATGGCGGGTCTTTTTCGTTGATACAGGCTCCCGCCCGCCTACTTATAGTGCGTACCATGCGGGAGACGATTTTATATGAATTATGGTAAATAAAATATATCACTTTTTGTCCCGTGTTTTGTTCGCTCTGATTATTTTTGGGGCGACATCAAGCGTTCTAAAAACCGTCCTTCCGTTTTGGCATAGTGCATTTATAGGCGTGGTTTTATCGGTATATGCGTCTTTGCATTATACGCCATACGATTTATGATTTGAAAGGCTCTGGCCTTTGTAGAGAGCGGTATTGCCTGTTGGCGGTTCTGCTCTTGATTTTTTGCAAGTAAAACGTTCAAACTTTATATTTTGCATCATTTTATATAAGTATATTTATATCTTTAATCGCTCATGCGGATTTTTCCGTGTGAGCGCTTTTTTTGTTTAAAATAATCAAGCTTTAAGCAAGCTTTAAGCAAGCTTTAAACAAGGTTTAACCAAGATTTTTTGTCCTTCGTTTGACGCTCGTTGTCTCTCATTTTTTGCCGATGCAGTACACTGGGTGCAATAGGAGGGATGAACTATGAGCTATTATCCGACACCCGGAACGCCCTACGTTCCGCAACAGCCTGTCAATTCTTACGGCGGTATGGGAACGGTAGGGCTTGCCGCTCCCCTGCCGAACACGCAGATGCAGCAGGCACAGCAGCAGCGTCCGCAGCCGATGAATGGGCAGCAGCCTGTTCAGCAGTCGGCGCAGGACGGCGGTTGGCTGCTGGGCAGGCCTGTTTCCAGCAGGGAGGAATTTTTGGCAATACCGTCTGACCTGTACGGCAGACCTACCTACTGCCCCGACCTGCGCAGCGGAGTGATCTACTGCAAGCGGCTGAACCCTGACACCTGTGAATCTTATGTACAGGAGTTTTACAGCCCGGAAGCGTGGCGGCAGATACAAGCGCAACAGGCACAGCAGACCGATGCACCGACACAGCAGTATGTGCCTATTGAAGAGTATAACACCCTCGTCCACAGGCTGGATGAACTGGAAAAGTGGCAGAAGAGCTTTTCTAAGCCTACTGCCACAGCAAAGAAAGGAGAATAACAATGTCCTCTCCGTTTGATATGATTACGCACAGTCCTATTATGCAGCTTGCAAACCTTGCTCGTGCCGGGCAGAACCCGATGGGGCTTATCCAGCAGTTGAGCGGGCAGAATGCTCCTATCATGCAGGGCTTGAACCTAATTCAGGGCAAGAGCGAAGCACAGCTCCGAACGATGGCGCAGAACCTCGCTAAAGAACGCGGCATCGACCTGAACCAGCTGGCAAGCGTCCTGAATTTGACGCTTCCGAAGTGAGGAGGCTTTACAATGGATGATTTTGAAAGCAGCCATTCCGAAAAAGACTTTGACATCAACAATCTGTGTGGCAGTGACAAAATATGGGTTCCTTTAATGCTTGGCTTCATTTTCGGTGCTGCCAGCAAAAATTGGGATGACCCAAAAGACGAAAAAGACAACCCTCCGAGCTAACTTGATAATCCCACAATAAACATCCCTCACAAGCGAAACGCTTCTCAGTTTTGCGGACTTGATAAAAACCGCTTTTATCTGGCTTCGCCCATCGCACACGGCGGTGGGATAGCATAACGCAAAACTGAAAGGAGTTTTGTTATGGACGATTTTGCAACTGGCTATCTGGCTGGGCAGGACGGCGGTAATAACAACGGCGGATTCTTCGGCAACGAGGGTCTGTGGGCGGTTATCATCCTCGCCATCATCTTCGGCTGGGGCAACTACGGCAACGGGCGCAACGGCAGCGACAACGGTATGGCGAGCTACATCCCGTATCTTGTAGGCACCGGAGCAAGCGGTCAGGGCGGCGCAGACACCCGTGCGGCACTGTCTGAGGGCTTTTATCAGCAGGATACCTCCCGTTCTCTGGCGGGCATCCAGAGCGGCATCTGCTCTCTGGGCTATGACCAGCTCGCACAGATAAACACCCTCAACGCTGCCGTTGCGGGCGGCTTTGCTGGTACTAATCAGGCGATCTGTCAGCTCGGCTACCAGAACGCACAGCTCGTGAACGGTCTGGAACGCAGCGTGTCCAACGGCGACAACGCCATCAGCCTTGCCATCATGCAGGAGGGCAACGCACGGCAGGCAGGTCAGACCGCTATCCAGACGCAGCTTGCATCTTGCTGCTGCGAGAACAAGCAGCTCATCGGCGACCTGAAGTACACCATTGCACAGCAGGACTGCGCTACCCGTCAGGCTATCGCAGACAACGCCCGTGCCATCGTGGACAACTGCAACGCCAACTTCCGCAGCATGATGGACTACTTCACGCAGGATAAGATTGCCACTCTGACCGCTGAGAACCAGAGCCTGAAGTTCGCCGCTTCTCAGGATCGTCAGAATGCGCTTCTGACCACTGTGATGTCCCAGCAGACCGATACCATCCTGAACCGGGTCAATCCTCGTCCGATTCCCGCTTATCAGGTGGCAAATCCCAACGTGGGCGTGAACTGCTGCGGCTGCTGCTAACCAACACACTCCCCGATAACACCGGGTGAACCATCGGGGCAGGGGTAAGACACCTCTGCCCCTGATTTTATAGGAGGAAAACATTATGGCTTGCAAAACAAGCTGCAAACTCTGCCCGCACCTCGTCATCTCGAATGCGGTCACGTTCGCTAATGATACGCTGACCATCAACATCCCTGCTGGCGCATACCAGAACGGAGAGAAGTATTGTATCGTTGTCGCTCAGAGCTTGCCGGACACGACCACCATCAATGCCCCTGTGGTTATTACCATTGGCGCAGGCACGACCGCATACCCTCTGACCGACTGCAACTGCGCTCAGGCGACCGCTGAGAGCATCCACACCCGCACCCGCTACGCTACCCGTGTGGCAACGTCTGCGACCGGCACCGGCACATTTAAGTATCTTGGCTGCTTCTGCCGCTCACACGCTGGCGCACCCGCGTCTATTTCTTAAGGAGGTATATATATTATGGGCAAGACTAATTTTCGCCGCATGATGATGCTCCGTGACCACGACAAAGACCGTGAGCCGGAACGTGACCGCCTTGAGGAAGAGCGTGACCGCAGGGAGCGTGAGCTGGAACGCCGCCTGCGCAAGCTGGAAGATGGCAACGACCGCTATCCTTACTATCCGCAGGAAGAGAACCGCTACATCGACCCCTACCCTATCCCTCGCTACCCTGACGTAGAGTATGGGCGCAAGATGCCGCAGATTGGCTTTTCGCAGAACGGAGACTGGGACAAGCGGTCTGGGCAGTATGAGCATGGCGGTGCAGACAGCCGCTCTATCAAGATGCCACGCAAGCACCTCACCCATGATGAAGCGGAGGAATGGTGCGACAGCATGGTGAACGCTGACGGTACAAAAGGCTGTCACTGGACGCTGGAACAGACACAGGACGTTGCCAAACAGCGGAATATCACCTGTGACCCGAACGATTTCTGGGCTGTAATGAACATGATGTACTCGGATTATTGTCAGGTTGCAAAGCGCCAATCCGTTGACACTCCGGGCTTCTACGCTGACATGGCAAAGGCGTTCCTTGAGGACGCAGATGCCGCAGATGGCAAGGCATATCTCTACTGGGATTGCATTGCTGATAAGTAAAGAAGAACCCATGTGTAGTTTTTAACGGCTACACATGGGGTTTTCTATACGTTATAACCAAACGCTTTCATTATTTTTTCTTGCAGTTGCTTTGCTTTTTCTTTTGCTTCAGCTTCTTTTTCTTCTGGAGTTTGACTATCCAATGGGAATCTTGGCCTTTTGGGAAGTTGTGCCGGTTTCGGCAAATTCGCCCAGTGTGTTACAATATCGTGTTCTGGTATTATTTTCCCTTCTTCCGTATACACGCTGTCGAACCATCCTTTCCTAATAAAATATGCGGCATTTACGTAACTTTCCCCTGTATGCCCATTTTCAACGGAAATAAGATATTTTTCGCAAGTTTGTTCTGGTGGGAATCCTTCTTTCTTAATAGAGTGCCAAATTATACATCCCGTTTCAACATAATTGACATTTGTAGAATCCCGCCGTTCTTTAGCCCATTCTCCATACGCCAATGAATCTGTTTCGCTAGAGTGTTCTACTTTCATCATATTCTTCCTTTCTCCCCTGTGCGGTCGTTGTGACTACACAGGGGGTTATTGTTATCTCCAAATCATAAAGCACTTATTGTCTACGCAATCTTGAAGGATTTCTTTGAAGTCTTTGAACTTTGCGGGATTTTCTCTACCTGCATATCCGTAAATAATGCTATCGTCATAATCGCCTATAACTTTCAAGATTTCCTTGCAGGCACCGTATCGGATTTTTCCGTCACCGTCTGATTGATAAAGAAAATCTGCAATTTTAATTGGAAGTTCCTTGCTTTCAACCAATCTCTCCGTTTCGTCATTGTACGATTCAAGAGCGTGTTCTTTTTCGGGAGATGGCATATCGAAAATGTCATCAAGCTTTTTATAATGTTCTCCGACTTCCGAACCAACAAGTTCTGCAACTTTCGATCTCAACTTGAAAAAACCGAAATAGCCCACATCCATTTCACGCCCAGTCTTTTTGCATTTGATGGTTACGCCCATGTAATCCCTCCTTTATCTCCGATTTTTTGCATTGTGCTTTTGAGATTTGGCGCATCTGCTTCCGGCATTTTACGTTTGATGCCAATAATCGCTTGCGTAATTCCCGCTTTGTTTAACTGGTTTACAGACTTACGGAATACAAAATCAATGTTCACGTTCGCCTTGATTGTTCCGTCATCTTCAAGATAGCAGTTTGGAATCCACACGTTTTGATTGCTCCCATTGATTTTGAAACGTTTTGCTTTGTAGCAACCGTAATCCTCTCTTACAATCAGCTCAACAGGAATGAACAACGTCTCAAATTTTACTAGATGAGGATACTCGTTTCGAGCCATCTTCTCTGCCTGCTCTTCAACACTCAAAATGCTTTCAAAGTCGTCATTCACATCAATAACATAGCACATACATTCATGGTCGTGCTTATCATTCCAACCTTCAAAAAGAACAACGAACTTTTTCATATTGTCAATCCTCCAAAAAATCTTCCAGTTCAATCTTTCCATCTGCTGCCGCAGCAGCCAGAGCGTACACATACTGTCCGATGGTCATCCCGTGCCGTCTGGCTTCACGGTTGATGTACTTGCGTTCTTCCTCGCTCATAAGGATGGTAATGCGTTTAGAACGCTTGCCGTCACCGCTTGCAACGCCCTGATGCGATTCCGGCATCGGGATTTTTTTCCTTGTCAAGCCAGCTTCGGCTAGTGCACCGGGAACATCGCCTTGTTCGATAAGACGTTGAACTTCCTTCGCCTGTTTCAGCTTCTTTGGCTTACTTTCGCTTACTACGGCATTGTTTGGCTGTGTTTCGCTGTCTTTGGCTTGCTTCGGCTTAATATTGTTTAACTGTGCTTCATTAGGCTGTGTATGGCTGTCTGCGGCTTCACTGGGCTTAATCGGTGCTTGTTCGGCTTCGTTCGGCTTTGCTTGGCTTACTTCTTCTTCCTTTGGCTCACTTCGGCTTAATGGCTGTTCCGAAAAAATAGGCTGAAAATCAAAGCCGCCAAGCAGACCTGTGGATTTTTTGCTGGTTGATTTCATTCTTCTTCCTCCATCCGTGCGCCACAGTTTGGGCAATATTTATATCGTGGGATTGCAAACGAAGCATGTGGCCTGTCAATATACCATCTACAAGAACTGCAACAAGCGCAATCTCTTTCTTCATCAGTTACAACCCAATGAGCTGTAGTCTGCAAGCTGTGTATGGTTATGGTTGGCAATTTTTTCAAATCGTTAAGTTCGGCGTCGATTGATTGAAGTAGCCGTTCATCTTCTTCATCTTCCTTGATTTCTGCAAGAACTACAAGATTGTTTTCGAGTTTTCTTTCAAGTATTCCAACGTCAGCTAGTCTAAAAATTGCGTTACTCACTTTTATCTCCCTCCACAATCATCTTCGCTAAAGCCTTGAAATCCTCTGCGCTGGTGCTCTTTGCCGTGTCGCCACTAAACAGACTGTGACGCTCTGCCTGCGCCTTACGAACGCCCATAGACGGTCTAATCTTCACGTCCAGCAATGTTGTTCCCATGCTCTGTGCAATCATAGGAAGCTGCTCCACAACCTCTTTGGACAGGTTTTCCCTGCTTTTGTACTGGTTCAGAAGCAATCCTTCAATCTTCAATGTCGGGTTGAAGTATCTGCGAACATCGCCGATGGTCTGCGAAAGCTGGCTCAAACCAGCCAGTGCGTATCGGTCTGCTGTGATGGGAACGATGATGCTGTTGGCGGCGATCAGTGCGTTCACAAGCGCAAGACCAAGCTGCGGGGGAGTGTCCAGTACAATGTAATCGTACTGCGCAGACACGCTTTCAAGGGCTTCTCGCAGCCGGAAGTTCTTGCCCATGTCCCGGACAAGCTGTTCGTCAATGTCCTTCAATGCACTGTCAGACGGCAGAATGTCACCAGCTTCACAGTGCTGGATTCCTTCTTCGACCGTGCCCTGCCGGGTCATCACATCAAACAAAGTGCATACGTCCTCTGTCTGTGCGCCGTAGGTGTCCGTTGCGTTGCACTGGGCATCGCAGTCCACCAGCAGGACTTTCTTTCCAAGCAACTGCAATGCACCAGCCAGACAGGTGCTTGTGGTGGTCTTTCCTGTGCCGCCCTTCTGGTTGGCGACAGCTATAATTTTTGTCATTTTATCACTCTTTCTTTTATTTGCTATGTATGACTACTTCAAGAAGCTATCATCAAACGTAGCATAATCGTCAAGGTCTGCTTCTTTCAAAATTGAGTACATATAAGCACCGGGGTCTTTTTCAATCCTATCAAGCCGTTCACTGACAAGAATCCTGTATGCGTTCTCAATGATGTTCACAACGGCTTCTTTTTTCTTGTTAGGCTTGATGTTCGGATACTTCTCCGGTAATCTCTTTGCCACCAGCTTTGCGGTCAAGATACACTGGCTTTTAGACATTTCCGGCGCAATAGATGCCCAATCCACATCCTCGTATGCACCGCTACGGGGCTTTCTGGCAGGTCGTTGGCTCTTTGGAACATCTTTTAGCTCTACGCTCTCAACCTCGTTGGCTTCAACGTCTATGACTGGCTCATTAGACTTGAAAGCTACATTGAACTTCACAGCAACCGCATTGCGGCCTCTCATGACCTTGTCATATTCAACGCACAGGTCTGATACTTCGTTTATTTCAGCTACCGCAATATCAATGACACGCCGCCTAAGATGCTTGAACTCTTGATAGCTAGGTTCTCTTGCACCAAGCTGTTCCCTTAATCTATCCAACGTAATTTCGGGCTGGCTCACGCCACGTCCGATGAACTCTCGGAGAATTGAATACAGCAAAATGCTATACTGCGATTTCATATTCGCTGTGTAGCGCAAGCGATACTTGACATATCCACGCTCCGCAATGTCGAAGAAAACAGGTTGCAGAAGCGGATTGCAACACAATGACACAGTAATATTCATTAAACTAGGTTCAAAGTTTACAGTTGCTCTACTGAACAGGGGATACAGGTCAAACGAGCCTGAACCGTCACCTCTAGGAACTTCAACAGAGTTGTCGATGAAATGCTTAACCTGTGCTTTCAAATTCCTAGAGTTGATTTTTAACCCTAAAAATTCGCAATATTCTTGTAACGTAAACTGAACCGTTGAAGTTTCGGGGTCTCTCGGATTGATACGGCTAAGATACACTTCAAGCAACCGAAGCTCTCCTGCTGTATAATCAGTGAACTTTGCCCAAACAAGCTGTCGGCTCTTTTCAACCAAGTTCCCGCCTTTAATATCAGACAATCTTATCACGCCTCCTCTCGTATAAGAGTATATCACAAACAGGTGTACAAATCAATAGCAAGTGTACACCTGTTTCCACTTCTTGTACACCTAACTGTCCACAATTCGTACACCTATTTCCACAATTTGTACACCTATATCCATTTTTTGTACACCTCTTTACATTATATAAAACAAGACTATTAACAAGATTATAAAATAACTTCTACTAATAGCAGAAGAAGAAAATTTTCCACAAAATCTTTTCTTTCTCTCTTAAAAAGTGGAAAACACAAAGCGAATATTGTTAAATAAACAGATGTTTAACATCCGAAAGGTTAAAACGCTTAGCGGTTAGGTTTACCTAACGTGTACAAAAAGTGGATAAAAAATTTTTGAGCCGGTATTATGGGGGACGGATTGACAAGCTGCTTGATTGCAAACAATAAATTAGCGCTAATTCGTTGTTTATTATGCGCAAATATTGTCAGTTCATAACCTATGGGGGACGGATTGACAAAGCAAATTTGCCCGATAGGTGTACAAAAAGTGGATGAACGAGGACAAAATGTTCTTCAAAAACTGCGATAATTCGACAATCAGCCAGTTATATTATTTGGATTTACGGTATAAGAATCGTTGGACTTCATAGCAGCTTCCGTTCCAGCGTCCTGTGCCTGATAGAAAATTTCCATCTTCGGGGCGGTTCCATTCGGGTCTGGGTCTGTTCCGGTAGCTTGCGCTATCTCGTAGTTGCCCGATACCATCCGGCAAACAGAGACCCTGTCCTTCAACGGTGTGTGGAGGTTTGCCAGAACCTCCGTCAGCACACCCATATGGTCTGATCCGTGATCTCCGTACCGGATGTACAACAAGGCATCTATCTCATAGGAGGAACACTCCATCATAGCATCTATGAGAATCTTCCGTTTCTCCATGTCGAAAAGGTCGTCCTCAAGATGTTCAAGCAGTCCCGGATGAATGCAAGCGTCCATGTATCGAGCCACTGATACGCCGCAGCAGGTGAACCAGCGCATAGCCATTGGAAGGGAGATAGCTGCCAGACCTTGCTCCCAATTTGCTATTGTTCCACGATTCACGCCCATTTGTGCCGCAAGCTTCTGCTGGCTTAGACCGGAACGCATCCGTGCCATCTCTAATGCTTTGGCCGTTCTTACTAAATATTCATCCATAAATTCACGTCTTTTCAACAAAATTCTGCAAAACTGCCGGATTCGACAAGCCAAAAAATGGAAAAAGCTGCTATGGAGAACCAACAGCAGCCTGTGTTATAACTGTATTGTCAAAAAATTCCAAATAGAAAGGAAACATAAAATGAAAGAAACTGCAATCTGGAACCATGAACGTATGCCAATCATCGACGGAATGCCCGCCAGCGTTACCGATGGGCAGCCACACACACCTGAACCATGGGAGGAAAGCTAATGAACCGAACTGTAGATGCTCTGATTATTCCATACGCTCGTAGACGGACGCTGGAGCTTGTCCTGAGCCTTTCTGGGTATGAAGCTGATAAAGATGCTTACCTCGAAGCAAAAGGCATCCTGGAACGCGCCGTAGCCGCCTTAGACGATGGGCGCGACCCGGCAGATAACATCGAACGCATTGACGGACAGCTCGTAGAGCTGTGATTGGAGGAAAGATGGATAGGCGTTGCCCCTTTTGACTTGAACACTCGCGGATTTCCTGACGTGAAGTAATGGATGTGAAGAAAACGATTGATTTTTGCGAAGTTGTTAAAAATGCATTGACTTTACAACTAGAAGATGTATAATCGTATCAAATGAACATCAGTACTTACCAATCGGGAGGATATGCCACAATGAGCGAGCAGGAAAGAGCCAAGATTGACCAGTTTATCACATGGTTGCTGGAACACCCAGAAAAGATTCCAGTAGCAGAACAAGCGCTAGACCTAAAGTAACAGAAAACCCCTTGCGCAGAGCTACACCAGCCCGGCACAGGGGGTTTTTATTTTACCGGGCATGAACGTCACATCTTCTCGATTAAGTTCATCAGCGCTTCACGCTGTTCCTTCGGCATAGATTCAAGCTTTCTTCTAATCCGCTCCACTGCTGCATCGACTTCACTTTGCGGCTGCTGGGGCGGGTTTTCTTTTTGGTTGCCAGTGAGAAGGTAGTCGACCGACACGTTGAAATAAGCTGCAATCTTAGAAAGAACCTCTGTGGACAGACTTTTGGTTCTTCCAGCTTTCAATTCGGAAAGAAAACTGCGGCGAATCCCAATGTTACTACAAAGAGTTCCGTCTTTGATGCCCTCTTTTTCGCAAAGTGCATGGATGTTGCTGTACAAGTCCGACATAAGAATGCTCCCATATTTGTGCAAGTATACAAATGCACAGAATTTTGTACAAAAGAGTTGACTTGTACAGAAGCCTGTACTATAATACAGACATAAGCAGTACAGAACACTGTACAATATAAACTCTCTACACCCTTATATTAGTACAGTTTTCCGTACTTGTCAATAGATTTTAGCAAATGGAGGTGGAATTTTGAAAGAAAACTTCCGTTCTGGCTTTGAGCTGGAAGTGAAGATGAAGCTGTTGCAGCGAGGTATGAAGCAAACGGAGCTGATTCAGGCGGTTCAAAGCGATACTGGATTGTTCCTTGATGATTCGTACCTCTACAAGATTCTTCGTGGCGAGCGAAAGCCGGAGAAGATTATCCAGAGCATCTGCAAGATTCTTGAAATCGAGCAGAATACCGAAAACGAACCTCAGATGTGACTGCAAACGCATTTGAGCAAACAACCAAAAAAGAAAGAGAGAACTAAAATGACTAAGAAAGAAGCTACCGTTGTCTGCATTAAGCCCATTGTTAAGAAAACCGCAAAAATCCGCATTATCGGTGATTCTCCGCTGATCGTTCATGCATGGAGCGAGAAGGCGAAGAAGGAGCTGCTTGCATCTCAGCAGGGCACGAAGCTCAAGAAGGACAAGAAGCAGGCTAAGAACGTCTACGGCGAAATCGCCGAAGCACTGTACTGGATGAACGGCAAGCCGGACGTTGCATACGCTGACTGGACGGAAGAACTGCTGGACAAGTACGCAGCATCTGAGCAGTTCGGTTTCCCTGCTTGCGCTGTTAAGGCCGCTGCTGTTTCCGCTGCATTTCGTCTGGGTTGGACGAAGGATAAGGTTTCCGCTCGTGGCGCATTTATGATTTTCGGCGACAACAGTTCGGAATTCATCGAAATCAAGTCCTTCAAGCCAGAAGGTGAGCCGAAGTTCGTAGGCCGTGAGGATTCTGTTCGTATCGGCATGGGAACCGCAGACTTGCGCTATCGTCCTGAGTTCGCCAACTGGTACATGGATGTTACCATCTCCTTCAACGAGAACGGCAACTTTAGCCTGTCTGACATCGTGAATATGCTGAACGCTGGTGGCGACCAGTGCGGTCTTGGCGAGTGGCGCATCGAAAAAGGCGGTAGCTGGGGCGCATTCCATGTTGAACTGAGCGAGTAAAGCTTCTTGAAATGGAACGGCTGGCAAGGTGAATTATGGCAGGTCGGGGAAAGGACTGGTTAGGCTAGGCGGTCTATGTTGGGTTCCGGCGAGGTTAGGCTGTTAAGGCGGGATGTGGCACGGATTGGCAAGGCAGGGCGCCGTGTGGAGTGGCTGGCGAGGCGAGGTGCGTTAAGTTTTGGTGCGTTATGTTGAGAGTTGATGTGCGGAGCGTTAAGACGCGGCAAGGCTGGCGAGGTTGGTCGCGGACGGCAATTAATGGCGTGGATGGGCTGGATAGGTGTGTTCAGGCGAGATGCGTTCGGGTGCAGTTTGGTATGTAGCGGCTGGCATGGAACCAAAAATTCAGAAAGGAGCAAAAAATGAACATTAAAACTGGTTATCAGTGGAAGAACGACAAGTGCTGTTACAAGGCAACTGCCGATGAAGCCGCTGGTGCGTTTGAAGAAATCCGGCAGAACAGCGGCAAGCTAACGCCGGAGCTGGTTGTTGATTATGCTAGACCGAAGGAACCGGTTTTACATAACGACTTTGAGTGGAGAGATGAAGTTGCCGCCGAGAAGTACCGTCAGGGTCAGGCACGGCACATGATTGGAGCAATTCGCATCACCAGCGAGGATACGCAGGAGCCTGTCAGAGCCTACGTCAATGTTACGGTGGTTGCGCCGGATGAACCGCCTGTTCGGTCTTATATGCCGATGAAAGAGGTTCTGGAACACCCGGATTTGCACAGTCAGATGATGGCAGACGCTTTCCGGGATGCACAGAGCTTCAAGCAGAAGTACAACACGCTGGAACGCTTAAAGCCTGTCATGGACGCTATGGATAAGGCGTTTGACGGTGCGGTATAAGGAGGACTGAACATGGAGCAGATTATCACCTTAAAGGTAGACCTTGAACACCCGAACGAAGCGCACAACGCCATTAACAAGGCGGTGGAAGCCTACGAGGAAAGCAAAAAGCACTGGGATGCCTTTGAAATCAACGAAGCCAAAAGCAGAGCACGAGACATTTTGGACAATCTGCACAATGAAGGATACGGCATAATATGGACGGCCACGGATGGCGCTGTCGTACTGACGATCTGGAAAAGATTTGAGAAGTCTTGTGTTGGCCAGTGCTATATGCCAAAAGAAAGCCTGTTTGACATCTGGGTCGAAAAGCTAGTTGCGCTGTGCGTTGCCACAGGTCAGAAAGTCCCAAAGTTCATCACAGATAAGGCTGGTGAGTGTTGGTGATGAAATTTCGTAAAGCGCAAAGCCACAAGCGCAGGCTGAAGCTGGCAATGGCTGCTGGCGTGTCCAGAAACGATGCCAACAAGGTGCTGTGGATAGAGAAATCCATCAACCAGTGCTTTGAACGGCACAACAGAGAAGAAAGACTGAAAGAGGAGATGCAGCATGGAAATTAAATACTGCGAGCGCTGTGGCATTCTACTTGGCTCAGTCAATCCTACAAAAAAATATTGTTTAGATTGCAAAAGGGAAGTTTCGCTGGAGAAAAAGAAAGCAAGACGAAAAGTATTGAAAGAAAGTCATAGATTTGTGCCAGTAAAAACTACTTGCCAATGGTGCGGAGAGCCAATGATTAAAACGTCTGCGGCTCAAAAGTATCATAAAGAATGCGCAAAAGAAGCTTCTTTTACAAGCATTGCAGAACATCAAAAAATACGAAAAGAACGAAATCTGAATAAGAAAGCATTGGAAGAAAAAAAGATTCCATCCGTAGGGCAAGTTCAAGCACTCGCTGATAAAATGGGCAAGCATTACGGTGAGGTGTCAAGGATGCTTGCAACAGGGGAACTGACTTATGAATGGTAAATACTACGGTCAGCGGGAAATCCGCTGGCACAGCCGTGAAAAGGAACGGCTGGAACGCATTCGAAGAAAGGATAAAGATGAAAATTTTCGTGGAAATCGCCCTAATCTGGGGCATTGTCTTAGCGTTTATTCTCGCAGTGTTTCTGCTGAACTTCTGGCTGGTGCATCACATCGAGCTTTTAGTCGGAGCTAAGGCGACATGGTACATCATAGGTGTTGGAGCTTTGATGACAACCGGTTGGATTTTTAGACGCAGAGAACCAAAGGACACAGAGGAAAAGGCATGACACTGGAAGCCGCTCTTGAAGAACGTGATATGAAGGCATCGGAGCTTATCCGCAGAAGTGGCGTGTCGGCTCCAACGATATACAACATTACAAGCCCGAATAAAGCGCCGTACAAAACGGGCGTTAAGGCTGATACGCTTGCAAAAATAGCCGAAGCACTAAATGCAATAGTCGTGATCGATGCAAGCAAACCATTTTTATTCGATATCATTCTGAAAGAAGGGACAAAATGAAAACCGTAAAAGGAAACGTGCTTACCATACTTGGTATCGTCGCCGCGATTGCAGCCGTTAGCTGTGGCGATACAATAAATGGCTGCGAGACTACAGTACAGATGCTTGGATGGGGATTTGTTTCACTGATGTTACTAGCCACCGCTCTGGTTTTGTGCGCGCTTGGAGTGAGTGCGGAAAAAGAGCATGAAGATAACGAACGAATGGGGAAGCTGAACCGCATTCCCGCTCATACGAACAAGTGGAGGGATGTACGGTGAAATGCCCAGTGTGCGGTAGCGACAACATTACAACGATTGACAGCCGGTCAGGCCATGACAGCATTGTTCGCCGAAAGAAGTGCATTGCCTGTAACCACCGGTGGTCGACCATCGAGATTGACAAAGACCAGTGGTACAGTGCATTGCAAATCAAAGAGGAACGTAAGAGAGGGAGACCAAAAGATGATTAACCTTGACAGATTCGGTGGCGTGACCAATCCGGAGGACGGCGTGTACTTTATGACCAACGAGCAGATGGCAGAAGCCAAAGAAGCTGACCGTCTAGCTGAGATTGAGGACTTGCAGTCTGAAATCGAGGACAGGGAAGCAGAACTGAAAGACCTCTACTCCCAGTTGGCAGAACTGGTGGCTGGATGATTTTTGTATAGCTATATTAAGCCAAAGTAAGAACAATGATGCCTAATGAAGCCGAAGAAAGGAAAGAAAAATGGCAGTATTAGTAATGGTCTACGGTCACTCCGGCAGCGGTAAATCCGCTTCGCTTCGGAACTTTGACCCGGAACAGGTTGCGGTTATCAACGTGCTTGGCAAGCCGTTGCCATTCCGTAGCAACATGAAAACCTATATCACAAACGACTACGGCAAGATTGATGCCGCAATCCACAGCACCAAGCGTAAGTCCATCGTCATTGACGATGCCACCTATCTTATGACTGGCGAGTTCATGCGGAATGCAAAGGTCGCCGGATACCAGAAGTTTACCGACATGGCAGCTAACTTCAACACTCTGCTGATGCGGGCGAAAGAACTGCCGGATGATGTTGTGGTCTACTTTTTCGGTCACAGCGAGCGTGACGGAGACGGTGGCGAGAAGTTTAAGACCATCGGTAAGCTGTTGGACGAGAAGGTCTGCGTGGAAGGGTATTTCACCATCGTTCTGAAAACTGTCGTGCAGGATGGGCGATACCTGTTCAGCACCCGCAATGATGGGATGGACACCGTAAAAACCCCGCTTGGGATGTTCAACGATGCGCTGATCGAGAACGACCTCGCCGCCGTAGATAAGACCATCCGTGAGTATTACAACATCCCGGTTCAGCCGGATAACAAAGGAGAGTAACAGATGAAGAACATCAACTGGAATGACGTACAGGAAGCCACAGAACGCCGCGACCTGCCTGTTGGCGGCTATGTTGCCGGTATCTGCAAGGCAACGGACGAACCCGCAAAGGAGCGTCTGAACATCGAGTGGGAAGTAGCAGAGGGCGAGTTCAAGGGTTACTGGCGTGAGCAGACCGCTTCCCTTATCGAGCGTGGCAAGCTGAATCCTGGCGAATGGGCATGGGGCGGCAAGACCATCAAGAGCTACAAGGAAAAGGCGCTGCCGTTCTTCAAGGGATTTATCACCGCTGTGGAGCAGTCCAATCCCGGCTACAAGTTCAACAATGATGAAAAGACCCTGCGTGGCAAGCTGGTCGGCGTGGTTCTCCGTGAGGAGGAGTACATGGGCAACGATGGCAACATCAAGACGAAGCTTGTTGTTGACCGCTTTACCAGCGTGGACAAGATTCGTTCCGGAGATTATGAGGTCAGACCGAAGAAAACTCTGGCTGGTGGGTCTGGCTCCGGCTACTCGCAGGGCGGGAACGATGACTTCTCGGTGATTGAAGAGGACGGAAGCCTTCCCTTCTGACCTGTAATCCGTGACCGCCTACCTTATATAAGAGCTGCGCTATCTGGCTGGACGGGCGCTTGGAAAAATGAAGCACTTGGGCGACATCACAAAGATTCGCGGCGACAAGATAGAGCCTGTGGACTGCATCACGTTCGGAAGTCCATGTCAGGATTTGTCCATTGCTGGACGCAGGGCGGGACTTGCCGGAGAACGCTCTGGGTTGTTCATGGAAGCGGTTCGAATCATAAAAGAAATGAGGTCAAGCACAAATGGACTGTATCCAACTTTCGCTGTTTGGGAAAACGTGCAAGGAGCGTTCAGCTCCAACGGAGGAGAAGATTTCAGAGCCGTGCTGGAAGAACTTGCCAGCGTGGAACAACCAGACGCTTCAATTCCTAGACCTCCGAAGGGGGGCAGATGGAACAAAGCCGGAGCAATTGCAGGAAACGGATGGTCTCTGGCTTGGCGACAGCTTGACGCTCAATATTGGGGAGTCCCCCAAAGAAGAAAGCGTATCGCTCTTGTCGCAGATTTTGGAGGTCAACGTGCCGCAGAAATACTATTTGAGCGCACGGGCGTGTCAAGGAATCATGACTCGTGCGTCAAGGCGTGGAAAGAAGTTGCCGGACTTGCTGCAAATGGCACTGCTGGAAATAATCGAGTGGTGGGGCAAAACGCCTACACCCTGAAAATTAGAGGTGGATGTGCTGGCGGCGGAAAGGGAGCATTGGTACAGACGGAAAAAGTGGGAACACTTTCAACGTTGCAAGACCAAACTGTGTTTCAACCGGTTCGTGTAACGGAAGCAATCCCAATAAATACACAGATAGCGACACGGTATATTTCCATGGGAGAGCGCACTGGGCTTGGGATTGGCGAAGATGGTGAACCAGCATATACGTTGCAGGCAAATCATGAACACGGCGTGTGTTATTGCATTGCCGGAAACATTATTGATCGTTCTGAAACGGCCGGCGCAAATGGTTCCGGCGTGAAGGAAAACCAGAGCTACACGCTGAACACTGTTGACCGTCCAGCAGTAGCGTATAAGGTCTTTGATGCGCGTGGAAATGGTGACGGCAGAACTTGTCCAACCATAACAGGCGACCACGAAAACAGAATCACAGATTACACGGCTATCGCTATCGAACGAAAGACCTTCAACGAACAGTCGTTCAGCAGCTACAAAGAAAGCGGCAAATGCTCAACCTTGAAAGCAAAAGCTGGAAACATCGGCAATGGCAGCGAATGCCTAGTCGCAGAGAAAGCCATCCGTTGGATTGTTCGCCGCTTGACCCCTGTTGAATGTGAGCGGCTACAAGGATTTCCTGACAATTACACCAACATTGGCGACTGGACGGATAGTAAGGGCAAGAAGCACAAGTACGCTGACAGCCCACGGTACAAGGCTCTGGGAAACTCAATCGCTCTGCCACAATGGTTTTGGCTGGTGCAGAGGATGCGCCCTTACATGAAAGAAAAGCCTACGCTGGGCAGTCTGTTCGATGGTCTGGGCGGTTTCCCTCTGGTCTGGCAAAAAGAATACGGCGAGGGTACTGCACGATGGGCAAGCGAAATCGAAAGCTTCTGCGTAGCTGTAACAAAAAGGAGATTTGGCGAAGAATGATTACCTGTTGTCTCAACTGCACATCACGCCACCAAGCATGTCACGACACATGCGAAAAGTACAAGGCAGAGAAGAAAGACTTCGAGGAACGCAAGCAATTCGTGTATGAGCTGAACCACAGCCAGAGCGTGTACCACCGTGATTATGAGGATAAGCACCGGGAACGCGGCAAGAAGCGGTTTCTCGGAAGCGAATTTAGAGGTGAACGAGGATGAGACTTGTTGACACAGAGGATGTAATTGATGCATTGGGGAACATGGAAGAACCCATCGACCTAAAAGAAGCCGAAGAATGGATTGATACGGTTCCAACCGCTATGCAGTTATGGACAAGCGTAAAAAACGCACAACCTAGTGAAAATGGGGTTTATTTTGTTGTTTACGATTTTTGGTATTGGCGCAACTGCATTAAAACAATGCAGTTCAAAGATGGGGAATGGGTTAATGATGGATACCCTGTCAAGTTTTGGATGCCAATTCCTAGAATCCCCAAAGAGGATGAATAATGAACGAACTTAACGAAAAGTACGGAATTATTTACACAGACCCACCGTGGCCGCAGAAAAAAGGAAACGTCAGAAAATGCAGACCGAATCAAGGAAAAGAACTTGATTACCAAACTCTTTCGCTTGATGATTGCTTTTCCATTCAAGACGTTTTCTTTGAAAATACAGCAGACCGCCATAATGTGTTTATGTGGTGCATTGACAAGTTCTTAATGGAAGCGGAACGGCAAATGGCAAAGCGTGGCTACAAACTCCATGCGAGAATGGTTTGGGATAAAGAAAACGGCGTTGCTCCTGCTTTTACGGTTCGGTTCTCGCACGAATATCTCTTGTGGTTCTACAAGCCCGGAAAAATGCTGATGCCAAGAAAAGAAACGAGAGGTAAATACACAACGATACTTCGAGAACCCGCTACATACCATAGTCATAAACCACAATGCGCCTATAAAATGTTAGAGGATATGTTTCCGACAGCTAAAAAGATTGAGCTATTTGCAAGAAACCATCGTGAAGGATGGGATGCTTTTGGAAATCAAATCGAGGGCAACGAATGAACACCGGCAAGCAGTTTGAAGCAGACTTCAAGGCATCCGTCCCATCCGATGCGTGGTGCTATCGCCTGAAAGACAGTGCTGCCACCTACTACGGCGGCAACGAGAACCTGTCATTTTCCATCGACAACATCTGCGACTTCCTTGTGTACCGATACCCGATGAACCACCTGTTTGAACTGAAAACCATTGAAACGTCCTCTATCCCTCTGGAAAAGGTATTTGGCAAGTACGACAAGGCAAAGTGCAAGTACCGCAAAGAAAAGCACATCACAGACATGGTGGATGCGATGGGATATGGCGGTCAGACCGCCCATGTGATAGTCAACTACCGAGCGGTCAACCGCACCTTTGCAATCCCTGCCAGCAAGGTTCTGTCGTTCCGTTACAACGAGAGCCGAAAGAGCATCCCTTGGCAGTGGGCAGAGCAAGAGGGGATAGAGGTCAAAGCAAAAAGGCTGCGTGTCCATTGGCGGTATGACGTGGATGGGCTGCTAAAGAGATTGGAGAAAGAACATGAGAATGAAATGCGACCGCTGCGGAGAAGTGTTTAATCCTGAACCGCCCGATGAGATGGGGAGACATAAGCCCAACGCCGTGATTCTGGTTGACAAGAACGTGCATGACGCATGGGACTACTGGAGTTGCGATTGCTATGATGAGCCGTTTCTTTGCCCCTCTTGCATGGCAAAGTTGAACGAATGGCTGAAAGGAGAATAAAAATGGCTGAATATCATGTTGGGTGTGGGCTATTCGGAACCATCTATGCCGGAACGATGATGAAGCAGCGGAAAGATGGATTACAGTTATAGAGAAGCAAGTCTAATGTGACCGATGAAGCAGTTTCCGCTGTTCTGTCTCATTTTATTACTGAAATGGAGCGTTCCGACAAAACGAAGCTCGAAAAGATGTGGGGCGTTATTGGAAACAAGAAGTTGAAAGTTACATTTGAGCTTTTCCCCCGATAAGGAGCAGTCAAATGAATAAGCACAGAAGAAAGCATATCCACGAAATCGCAGAATCGCTTAGCCAGTTGAAGCTGCAGATTGATGCACTATACGGTGAAGAATCTGCTGCTTTTATAAAAATTCAGAAGTCTATGCGTAATATGGCTGCATACGAAATCTCAAAGAACACAGTTGATATGCTCGAATCTGCATCTTTGAGGGTAGAAAACGCAATTACATTTCTTGAAGATGCGGAGGGCTGAGAGAAAGGTGGAGCTAATGGACAAGGAACAGCTTGCAATCGCACGGTTGCAGGACGCTGCAAGGCTGTCAGGGCATCGGTGCGATTTGATGGAGGATAACAATGGCACTGTTGAATAGCAAAGAAGTTGACGATACGTTATCCATGAGGATAAGCGATGATATTCGGAGGAGCATAAAATTCTCTTGTGATTTGTGCGGAACGAATATAGATGTCCTAGACACTCGATTTGCAACGATGACAGCAAATAAAGTATGGAACAAAATTATTCCTGAATGCCCGATTTGTGGGAAGAAAATGATTATTAACAGTTGGGAGGCATTCTAAAATGTTTGAATTTGTAACCCGCTGGCTGGTCTGCCTAGTCCTGCTGGCGGTAGTGGTTCAGTCTGAACGGATAATCAAGGACGCGGCAGACAGCCTGTTTGAGGAACATCAGGCAATGCTCGTCTGGCTGTTCGTCAACGTGTGTCTGGTCGTTTGCACGGCTGTTGTGATGGGGTGGAGGTAAAAACATGAACAGATATGACATTGAAAAGAGGATGGAAAGAAGTCGCAGAATGTTTGCGATTTTTCAGGGAATTGTGATTGCTTTTATTGCAATCGTGGCAGTTTCGTCTATCGTGTTTTCCATCTTTATGTATAAGGGCTTGTTTTCCGCAGACATTCCAGAATGGATGAAGTGGGCGTTTGTGTTTCTTGGGAGGTAAAAATGGAAATTCGTGGAGAGCATGGCAAACAGAGAGTTCGTTTTGATTCGCTCAAGGAAGGAGAACCGTTTTACTACAAAGGCGAACTTAATATGAAGACAAGTGAGATTACGTGCAGTCCCATCTTTTGCAGCGGCACTATATATAATTGCGTGTCGCTCCGTAACGGCAGGATTATGAGCTGCTCCGATGATGTGATGGTCGGCGTTGCAAGGGTTCATATCGAGAAGGAGTACTAATGGATAACGAACTTTACTGCCCGATGAAGTTGACAAGCAACCCGCTTGGTCGGTGCGTATGCGAGAAAGAAAAGTGCGCTTGGTGGCGGCAGTTGGACGGTTGCTGCTCCGTCTGGTGGATTGCAACCGAGCTGGATAAAATCGAAACGAAAATGAAGAGGTGAGAACATGGAAGAACGTGCAGAGTTAAAACACGGATATTGGAAACTTTCACCAGATGCTTATTATATGGACACGATGTCAGAAGAACGAGAATTAAAAGCCTATGTGACGGCGAAATGCTCGTTGTGTGGAGAACATCATCCGAATAATTATACAGTGTGGTCGAAAACTTTATATGCACCGGATGGTGAAGAATACACATACGAATGGAATATAAGAGAAGAAAAAGAAAACATTCTGAAAGAAGCGATAGAAAATCGCCGTAATTATGCGAACTATTGCCCGAACTGCGGTGCAAGAATGGATTTAAAACAAAAATAAAGAGGTGATAACTCTTGGCAACACCCCCGAAGCGTGGTCGTGGCAGACCGCCGCTGACCGAAGCTGAAAAGAAAAAGCGTGAGAAGCGGGCGCAAAAGGCGAAAGAAGAAGCCGCTGCGAAGCGTGAGAAAGAGCGTGAGAAGAAGAAGCAACAGATGCTTAACAAGCGGAAATCTATCCGCTCACAGGTGAGTAAAAAGGTGAAAGAACAGCAAGAGTTGGCTATCGAGAAATCGAAGATGATGAACACAGGCGATTTGCAGTCAAGAATTGGTGACGAAGAGGACAAGAAGGTCATTGGAATGATTGCAGCCAAGTATTTTGGCGACCTTCCGAGCGTGGACATGAACAACCCCATTGAAGTGCAGCAACGTCTTGATTTCTTCTTTGACGCTTGCATCGAAGCCAGAATCTCCCCTGTGGTGGAATGGATTGCACTGGTGCTGGGCATCGAATGGCCTAGCCTGAGACAGATTATGACAGGCAAGCGCCGTGACGACAGCTTGCAGCAGAAGTACATCCTGAAGCTGATTCTGCAAATGCAGTCCATGTGGGCGTACAACGGTATGTACGGTCAGGAGAATCCGGCAGAGTGGATTTTTCGAGCTAAGAACTACTTTGGTATGCGTGACAACGTGGAAGTCACCGTTGCGCCGCCTGAACAACCGTTGGGCGATGCCCAGAGTGCAGAACAGCTCGCACAGAAGTACCAGACGGCTTTGCCGAAGGGGATTGACGTGGAGTACAAAGAGGTGGTAGAAGGGGTGGTCGAGGATGACTAACGGCGATTTTATCCGCTCCATGACGGACGATGGTGAAAAGATTGATTCTTCCTCTGACATAATTTGCCCTCAAAAAAATTGCCCGTGGTGGAATGAATATCAATGTCAATATCACCATTTCTGGGGCAAACATCCAACTTTTCGGTTCAATCGTTGCGAAGCGTATCTTTTTGATGGATGGAGAGGATGGAAAGCTGATGGAAAAACTGTACAAGATGCTTACGTCATGGACTGATGGGATTAAAGTGAGAGGTTTTCAAACTCCATCTCTTGTCACGTTTCGAGAACTTGTTCGCATTTATAAGGAAACAAAAGCTGGCAATCATCCTGAATTTATTGACGGAGAAGCAAAAAAGATTCTTGAGAAATGTGGATTCCAACTTGAGCCATGCGGAATTGGCTGGATAGTAGATAATGTGAAACAAGGTGATTTTTCTGGAAAAGCTAAGCAAAGACGAACTAAGAAAACGGAGAAATGCCGATAAGAGTGAAAGATATCATTGGTACGTTTCACATGGAATTTGCCCGTTTTGCCTTAATGATGCGCAACCCGGAAGAGTTAGATGTGCTGTTTGTTTAGAAAAAAATTATGCAAGTCATCAAAAACATGATGAAAATAGAACAGAGAAACAAAAATCCGATTATCTGCAAAAGCATAAATTGCGTCAACGCGAAAAACGTCAAAGGCTGAAAGAACAAGGAATATGCCCCGTTTGCATGAAACGTCCTGTTTCAAAAGGATTTAAGTCCTGCATTGAATGCAGGACAAAAGAAAAGCAAAAAACGGAAAGAGAAGGGAAATCTTATAGAAAAACACTTGGCCTATGTGCTTATTGTGATGAACCACCAATTCCCGGCAAGCGTTGTTGTCCGAAGCACTATGCAAGCCGCATTGTTGGCATCACAAAATGTAGGCAGTCAGAGGGCTTTCGGCTATCACAAATCGAACAGAAAAAGCGCATAAACGTCTTTTGGAGAGAAATGGAATGGGAAAGAAACCAAAGAATGAAACAGCCACAATGGATACACCCATGACCCAGTTGATTGACTTCTCCGACCCTTGCCTACGCACGTTCCTTCCTGTCCTCTTGCAAGACCACACGACAGGAAAGAATATCATCTGGGCGACAGACCCGCCGCCTGAACTGGGCGTTGGCTTTGCAGATGAAATCACACTGGAACAGCTGGATAGGTTTCAGCTTGTCCCTCGTGTGCAGAAACGGCTTGCAGACCAAAAGAAGCGCACCAGTAAGAAAGCAGAGGTGTTTACACCGACATGGGTTTGCAAGAAGATGGCAGACGTTGCCGAAAACGACCTGAAGGGCGAGGATTGGAAGGAATACATCAACAAGACTTGCCTTGAAGTAACCTGTGGCGAAGCACCGTTCCTGACAAGCCGATATGATACCACAACAGGGCAGATGATTGCCGTGCCGGACAGAATCGGTCTGCTGGATAGGAAGCTAAATGTTCTGGAAGAGCAGTTCTCTGACTGCGATATGTGGATATGCTGGGCATACGCATCGACATACGGCTATGAGTGGCAGGGAGACAATCTCTTGCTGGCAAGGTGCAACTTGTTCTTGACGCTGATCGAAAATTTTAGGTATCGCAAAATTCAAAATAAGCGATAAAGTTTTCATCCATCGTTGCGCCAATAACACTGTTGGCTTATGCGAATTTATCGGATGGAAGGAGATAGAGGAATGAACTTCTACTGCACCACCGAACACTGCTCTTGCATGGGCATCAAACAGTTCTCCGCTGGCAAGGCTATCCGATGCACAGCAGAATCCTGTAAGAACAAATCTGAGCCGTCGTGTGGCTCTTGCAAATGGTACGCAGAGCCCGGAGGGAGTGTGTGCGAACGACCAGTCAGAACACGTTGCAGACTTCGTGTGGGATGAACGAGGATGCAAGGAATGGGAGAAGAAAGATGAAACGGCAGCAGACCTATAAAGGGCTTATTGGAAAGGGATGGTACGACCAAAGCGAATTTAGCCATAGATACGCTTGCTGGGCAAATCATCGCAACAACTGGGCTATTCGCAAGGCTGACAACCGCAAGCTGGCAAAGGCAAGATTGAAGCAGATTGAACGCCAGAAAATCAGAAAGGAACTGGAAGAGTATGACAACGGGAGAGAAAATCAGGAAGCGTAGGCTTGAACTGAAAAATGTGAGTGAGGAAATGAAGCTCGGCAACGGTATTCTGCTGGATATCAAAGGACAGCTTATCTGTCGTACCGTGGACAAGTCCTGCTCCAACTGTAAATGGCACGACGGATTCTCTTGGGTCTGTTACAACGGTCTGTCGGAGCGCAGAGCTGATTTTACAGACCCGGAAGATGTGTGCAAAGAATGGGAGAAAAGAGAAAATGAGCTATGATATTTCACTTTGCGACCCTGTAACGCACAAACCGCTCAAAGCAGATAGTACGCATTTTATCGCTGGTAATATGCGCGCTATGGGTGGTACGAAAGAACTGTGGCTCAACGTCACCTATAATTATGGTCACTTCTATTATCAGCCGGAAGTGTTTGGTGAGAACGGCATCCGCTCCATCTACGGCAAAACAGGCGCAGAGAGCATCCCGATTCTGGAAAAGGCTATTGCTGCTTTGGGTGATGATGTGGACGATAGCGACTACTGGCACGCAACAGAGGGCAACGCCAAACGCGCTTTGTATGGTTTGCTGGCGTTTGCAAAGATGCGGCCTTACGGTGTGTGGGATGGAGATTGAAGGGAGAAAAGTCAATGCCGATATATGAAGTTGCTTTAGGAATCGTTTTGACAACGATGGTTGGTATATTGTTTGTATCTCCCATTTATCTGTTTGAACGATATATCCTTTGGGAAGGTTTAGACGAATATATTGATAGCATCGTTATCAAGATTGTTGCTTGTGCGGTTATCAATGTTGTTATTTTCTTAATTGGATGTGTAGTCGTTCTTGCTACTGCGGGGTATAAAAATGGCTAACACCATTTGGCATCCGGCAAGCGAACCACCGAAAGAACGGACGACGCCTTTGTTGCTTGCGACTAAGACAACGTGGCGCGATAAAGATGGAAAAATGTTGCAAGGATTCTCACCAACATCGTACTTTCTTGGCTGTTACGCAGACGGTCAGTTCTGGGATGAGATAGGCGAGAGACTACCGAAAAATGTGACGGTGACGCATTGGATGGCGTTTCCGATGGTATAGGAGGGCTTATGGAAAACAATATCATTATTACGCAAGATATGGTTGACGCATTCACGGCAAAAATGCAGGAAGCATACAAAAAGCACGGTGATGATGAAGAAATCGTTCACAGCATGATGGACGGCATCATGTGTGAAACCTTAGAAAAGCTGGGATTTGCAGAAGGTGTGGAAATCTTTAACGAAGCACCGAAATGGTATGCGTAAGAAGGATTAAATATGGATGGATCTGAAGCGTTAACAGAAGCGATGAACCAATGTGCTGCGTCACTTGAACAGCTTGCAAATGCTATCAGACAGTCCGAAACGCAGTGCGGTTACATCAAGCAGAAGCACAATCGGCCTGTATACCGTAAAGGTACAAAGCTATCTGAAGGTTACAAACGAATTATGAGGACGAGAAAGGGGTTTAGAAAATGACAGAACTCAAGAGATGCCCGTTCTGCGGTTGGGAAGCCGTGTTTTCCATAAAGAATGATTTTTCAAGAAACCTTATAAAAGGATACGAATTTAACATCCGATGCAATAAATGTAATGTCACAAATCCCAATAGAGAGTATCGAATCGAGTTTAGAATGAACGATAGTGGAGAGATTGAAATTATCCACGATGAACGCAAAGACGCTATCGAAGCATGGAACAAACGCTACAAAGAGGACTGAAAATGGCACAAGATTTCAAGTTTTTTGCATCATATCTTGACGCTGCAAGCGAATTAAGCGAGAAAGATTGTAAGGATTTTGTCTATGCAATCGTCCAATATGGCATCAACGGCGTAGAACTTCCGCTCAAAAAATCAATGAAACCGATGTGGATTTTGGTAAAACCTACACTGGATTCTAGCAGAAAATTACATGAATATGGAAAAAATGGTGGTAGACCGAAAAAGCCACCTTTTCAAGATTCAAAAAGTCCCCTTTCTGAAAATGAAAAAGCCACTCCAAAAGCCGCTCTTTCTATGGATAAGGATAAGGAAAAGGAATATGGATTAAAGAAAGAATGTGAGAAAGAAAAAGAGCCGGTCAAACGCTTCAAAGCGCCGACTGTTGAAGAAGCCAAAGAATACTTTACAGACAAGGGCTACATGGAAACGGAAGCAGAGCGGTTTGTTGACCACTTCACGGCAAATGGATGGAAAGTGGGCAAATCGCCTATGAAAGACTGGAAAGCTGCTGCACGGAACTGGATGCGCAACGTGAAGGACTGGAACGGTGGCTATCAGCAGACAATGGCTGAATTGCCTGACGAGGGAGACTTTCTGCGGTGAATATTGAAAATCAGACCCAATACATCCTGCTGGGAGCAGTCCTCACGTTTTCGGAATACGCCGATGTGCTGCAAGACCTTAAAATCGACGATTTTTGCCCTGAACTGCGTGATACATTCGCTGCCATTCGTGGCTATTGGGAACACAACGACAAGTGGAACCCGGTAGAAGTCATGGGGCGGTACGATAACTGCAAGAAAGCAATGGGAGAATGTCTGGATGCTTTCGGTGCAGAGTTCATCCGCAACGTCACCCACGACATGATGCTTGGATGGGCTAGAATCGTCAAGGAACAGGCAGCGTTGTCCAGAGCCAGAGAGATTGCGTTCAAAATCGTTGATGGCTCGACCAGATACGCAGACCTGACTGGCATTTATGAGCAGCTAGGCGAAGCTATCAACCTGCACAATGAGAGAAGCGATTTCATCCCGATGTTCGATGGTATAGATAATTACATCCGCAAGCTGGACGATAAGCCGGAGTATATCAGCACAGGGCTTAAAGTGCTGGACAACAACTTGCATCTTGTTCCGGGCAACTTCGTTGTGATCGGCGGCAGACCGTCTGCCGGTAAGACTGCTCTATCCCTGCAACTTGCCTGTGAAATAGCCAAGAACGGACGCAAGGTGGCGTATTTCAGCTTAGAGACCGACCCTGATACCCTCTATGCTCGTATCATAGCAAACCAGCTAGGCGTACCGCTGCACACGGTCAAGAACAAGAGCGTTAGCATTAACGAGCTTGACCGACTGGCGGCAATCAAAAAATATCCGCTGTACGTCCGCTCCGCTGCTGGTAAGGGCGTTGGATGGATTAGAACACAGTCCATCAGGATGCAGGCAAAAGTGGTGTTCATCGACTATTTGCAGCTTATCCATCAAGCCGGAGCGAAAGACCGATACAGTGCCGTCACGGAAATCAGCATGGCTCTGCACGAGTTCGCACAGTCCACAGGAACGCTGGTGGTAGCTCTTGCACAGCTCAATCGAGAAACCGCAAGAGCGGGCATCCCACCGACCGCCGCAGACCTACGAGAGAGCGGACAGATCGAGCAGGACGCAGATGCAATCATCCTGCTGGCACAGAACGTGATTACGAAAAAGAGACCAGAGCAGCATTATCACTTTGCGCTTGAAAAGAACAAAGAGGGCAACGTTGGGTCGCTGGACATCACGTTCCAGATGGAAACGCAGCAGTTCAAAGAATGCGTATGGATGTAATGAGAGGAGAATAAACATGAAATACCGCAAGAAACCAGTTATTATCGAAGCATTCAAGCTCAATGCACGAGGACTTGTTGGAGCAGATTGGTTCTGGGATGCAGTAAGTAGCAATGATATTATTACGCATGACTTTGGAAAGTTTTACGATGGACCTGCGTGGTGCGAGATTAAAACACTTGAAGGGACTATGATTGCAAGGACTGGTGATTATGTCATTCGCGGCGTAAATGGCGAAATCTACCCGTGCAAACCTGACATTTTCGAGAAAACATACGAAGCGATTGAGTGATAGCGGCTCAAC